AATAATCCACTAGTATTTATTGGAAAAGATATGACTGACGAAACCAAACTGAATCTGTCGAAACGAGGGGATGCTGATTTAACTAAAGCAGCAGGGGTGACCGACTATACTGCAATTGTCGCGGAATACAAACCCAAGTTAGAAGAACTCGGAGTGACTGAAGAAAGCGTAGATAAAGAGGTTGCGCCTCCCTCGTACAGATATCCCCTGTCGATAGACACCGATTATCCTGTCAGAATTATTTTTAATGCATACGAACTCGATTTTACGGCAGAGAAATCATTCGTGGCGATTGAAGAAGAAGTTGATAAAGTTCGTGGATATGTTAAATCTGGTGTTGATTCTATATTTCAAGAAGAAGATCCTGCAGAAAGATTAGAAAACGTACTAGGAACAGCATCTACTGCTGTTGCTACCAGTGCGCTCGCTTCTTTGACCGGATCAAAAATTGCAACAGGTGTAGGAGTTGCCGGTGGCGTGACACTTGGACTGATCACTGCTGGTGGTAAAATTAGCGATTTTGGTACAAGCATATCTAACATAGCGAACAATACCGCAACGCTTACTTCTTACGAGAATTACACAAAGGGAAAGTTGGTAGGAACCGTGACTCTACCGTTGCAGAGAGGATTAACATACAATGATGCTTCTACATATAATCAGGGTGCTACTAATTTTGGTCAAGGTATAATCGGCGCGGCAGGATCATTGATCTCTGGAGAGAACGGAGAGTTGAATCAGACAAGCGGGGGGTTATTATCTCAAGTTCTTTCCAGAGTGGTCGGCGCTGGTGCTGCTGCTGCTCTTGCTAAACCAGCAGGGATGGCAGGTCTTGGTGCTCTCGCTGGTGCAATAGGTGCAGAACCGCTGGCAAATTTTGCCAAGGAGGCATCTCGCGTCACATTGAACCCTAACCTCAGAACTTTGTTCGAAGGCGTTCAGATTAGATCATTCCCGATGGCATTTCGAATGGTTGCCAAAAGCGAACAAGAAGCAAGAGAAGTTAAAAATATTGTTAAATTCCTCAGGGCAGAAGTTTATCCAGAAGTTAGTGACGCGTCGCCAGATATACCATTTGGTTACAAGTTTCCTAATGTGTTTGATATACAAATTAAAGATACACGGGAAGAAAATCCTGCGTTCGATATTCAGCGATGTTATCTAAACTCTGTAACGACAACGTTCAATCAAACTGCCACGGGCATGTATAAAGGTGCAGAAAATAACTACTTTATTGAAGTTGATCTACAACTCGAGTTCATCGAGGTTATGACAATGGACAAGGGTAAAGTTGAGAGAGGATTCTAATGTCAAACTATTTTAACAAGTTTCCCAAGGTCGCATACCGTTTCGGTAATGAGGATCAACCTGTAGAATATCAAAAACTGTCCAAGTATTCTGATGTCATTGATCAAATCAAAAACCGTATTTCAGCATATGTTGATTACGAAATCCGAGACTTCGATAGACCTGAGACTCTCTCATATCGCCTCTACGGCACAACCGATTACGAGTGGACACTGTTCCTGATGAATGAACGACTCCGCGAGACGGGGTGGCCATTGGCGCAGCAAGACCTGATTGATAAAATTCAAACTGACTTCTACCCTAACTACTCAGTGAAACTTGACGTTGATAGTGCTGGTGGCGTTGCACAATATGCAGACCTATATCCGAAAGGTCAAGAGGTTATGGTTGATGGTAGACCAGGAGTTGTGATACGAAAGAACCTTGATGTTGGAGAGATCGTTATCGCTTCGAACGATGACATCACTGGATCAACTTCTTTGGCGTATTCGATTCAAGATCCGGAGAGACCATTGACGGTAAATGCCCCATTGAGGAATACAGTCTACGAGTATGAGGGCACGCATCATTATGTCAACGATTCTGATCAATGGGTTAACATTTATCTGGATGCACCTTCTGATATCGTCGGGGCGATTCCTAAGACGAACCTTGAATATTTAGTCGATGAGAATGATGCGTCAAAGCGTATTCGTTTGATAAAGAAGAACGATATTGAAGCAGTCGTCGCTGAGTTTAAGCGAGCGTTGGAAAATAATTAATGAACATCAGATCACCGTATTCTATTTTGCAAGCGAACCTTGTTTCGTCTTCTACAACAGGAGAGGCATTTTCTGTCGACATCAAAAACAGTATACTGGAATTACAGTTCTTCGAGAATCTATACAAGTCATACATCGACGCCAAACTGGTATTCCTTGATGATGCTGGTCTGAAGAACTATCTGTCGATGCAGGGTGTTGAGCGTATCAACATACGAATCGGCGATCCAGATAAACCAACTGAACAAGTAATCGATAAGACGTTTTTCATCGCTAGGATCATGGACTCTTATCGTACCAACGATAACTCTGAAGTTCTTTCGCTCGAGTTGGTCGAAGAGCATGTGTATGTCAACTCAGTTAAACAGATCAGTCGCTCGTTTACTGAAACCATCGAGAATATGGTCGCCGATCTCAGTTTAAATGAACTGAAAAAGGATATCGCTTATCCGTACTTCTCGGGTTCAGCGCAGGGTGTGAGGAAAGTAATTGTTCCGTACATGAACCCACTTCAAGCGGTGTACTGGTTGCTGAGCAGAGCAACCACTAAAACTGGTGCACCTATTTTCCTAACATCAGATTTGTACAGCGATTTGCTGTTTTTATCTGACCTAGACTCGCTGTTGCTACAAGATCCCGTGAATCTAAAACTACCGTATCGGTACAGTCAGGCAATCAAGTCCGCCGAAGATCAAACGCTCGCTCCTTATTATGTTATCAAATCGTTCAAGTCGCAGAATGATGAAAACACATTAGAGTTGTTCGAGTCCGGCGCGGTGGGTTCATTCTATGAGAATTTAGACGCAGGTACAGGCATATCCTCGGGATCTCACTTGTCGGTTCGCGATATTCTGACTGAGATGTACACGAATGGCACCATCGATAACAGTACAACGCAGTCTATCTTCGATCCGTCACTGTTAATTGATGGAGCGTTATCAGATCAATACAACTCATATCACGTACATCAAGTCTCTTCGTCCAAGACCTACAATCAGTTCCTGAGTTATCACGAAGAAGCGACTCTACTCGATGAGAACAACAACATATATGAATCAAAACTAAAGGCGAAGAACAAAATCATTCGCCACATCCTAGGAAAGAATACAATTGATATTGGGATCGATGGCGTCTCATTATTCAAGGGCAAGGTCAACGTTGGTCGTCGGGTCCGTGTGTTGTTCTTGAATTCAGATCAAAATACTGGAACACCTCTAGAGAAAAGGATAGATAAGAGAAAGTCCGGCGACTATTTAATAATAGCGATCGGGCACAAACTCGTAGATCAAAACCATGATGCATCGATGCGTCTTACTAAACTGGGCGACTTGCCGAAGAACTTTGCGATATGAATATTTTAAGACCAATACAACAAGAATTCTATGGCGACGATTACCGTTGGTTTTTTGCTACGGTAATCAACGCTGTACCGCCAGCAGGTTTAGAGGGTCGAGTCAAGATTCGTATTAACGGCGTGCATAATCCCTCTACAGGTGAGATACCTGAACGCGACCTACCTTGGGCGCAGGTTTTAATTCCAACAACTGAAGGTGGTGTATCGGGTATTGGTCGTATTCCACAACTCGTCGCAGGAGCATTCGTCTTCGGCGTGTTCATCGACGGTAAGTCGTCGCAGATCCCATTGATTCTCGGTAGTCTCCCGCGCGTAGAGCAACCGACAAGCGTACAAACTGCTCAATCAGAAATGGTGTTCAAAGACGACAACGTTCCTGCCGCCAAAGTTGACCTTCGACGTTTACAGTCTATGAAGTTCTTTATAGATAACAATTACTCTCCGATACATGCGGCAGCAATCACCGGAGCATTAATCGGTGCTTCTTCTTTGATCACATATTTCGAAAAAGGTCCGGCGAGTTCTTATGTCGGTATTGCTAATTGGGAAAGAGTAAATACTGCCGGAAGTCGATACAACGGGTTGCTACGATTTGCTGCGAATCAGCAACCAAGCAAGGACTGGAGATCGTATTCGACACAGTTACAGTTCGTTCTTTATGAACTGAACAATCGGTTTAATCAGGTTAACAGTAAGTTATTGGCGACGACTGATTTGAAAGAAGCGAGTAAAGTAATCAACCGCGACTATCTGTTCACTACAGTTGACACTGAAAATTTAGCAGAGTTTGCATATAATGAGGTTCTAGTCTGATGAGTAAAAATGAAAATCTCAAGTCAGCAGTTTCAACAGCAGAAGCATCACTCGACAAAACGAAAACAGAAAACCTCGCCGAACGAACTGTCAACGAATTACAGAACTCGCTCGAGACGACAGCAGGTAATATCGCAGGGCAGATTGATGGTGGTATTCAATCTCTTACTCAGGAAGTAGACAAGTTTCAAGATCAGGTCGACAAACTTTCAACCAAAGAAGGTCTACTAGATGCTGGTGCACAAACTTGGGACAATCTAAAAACTGATCTGGTCAATGGCGCAGCAGCGGCAATCTCTTCTAAGTTCGGTGCAAACGTTTCTGTAGAATTTTCTGAGCCTGACTCAAACGGTCTGGTCTTTCCTATCTCAGCGTCTCTCGAAGAACAAGGAGGCGTCGACGGTACTATCGGCGCAGTGCTTCAATTAATTACAGGTCTCGTGGGGATTGATGCTGGGGCATTACAGAAGGCAGTTGTCGATGGTTCGCCAGAGGGTCTCCTCGCTGCAGGAAAAGATCTGGACATCGGCGGAAAGATCGGAGCATTCGCTTCAGAAACAATCAATCAGTTGGCAACCTCAGCGATTAATAGTGTGACCGATGAACTCAGCACGCTCGTCGGAACACCAATTGATTTGAACAGAACTATTAGTTTCGTTTCGGGAGTTGACTCAGATGGATCAGGAAACCTCGTGATCGATTATGATTCGGCAACGAGTAGTGGACCAACAAGCGCATCAGAATTCAATGAAGCATTGTCAAATGCAACACAGTCATCAACCGATCTGAGTCAACTCGTGACAAAAGAATTAGAGGTCAGTTTAAACAAACGAGACAAATCTGACCTCGAAAACCTATCAGGTGGCAAGGATGCGAAAGAAGTTAAGGATGCTGTTAACAATGCTTCCCTCACTCGCGCGAAGTTATCTAAGTCGATAGACGAAACAAATTCTATCATTCAAACACGTATCGCTAAGAGCGGCGAAGTCGGTATCGTACAATCATTAAGCAAAGAACAACTAACAGATATCAACAAGCGTGTTAAAGACTTCGCACCTAAACTGACCGATGCTGAAGTTGAACGTGTTATCAATCTTTCTCAGGATGATGCTGCTGCTCAGGCAGATGCTGTTAAGATATTGTTTAACAAGACGGGTAAATCATACTCAGTAATTCGCACCTTTATTAAGACGATAGACTCTACGATATCTTCTGCAACAAAACCGATTCCCTCGGAGTTTGTATTCGAAGAACCATATGTCATCGGTTCCTTTGAAAAAGAATGGAAGCAAGGCGAAGGCGACCCGAAGTTCCCGTACATCTCATCGACCGAAGAGCTACAAGCAGAATTCAAAAAGATTAGTCGTGAGGTGACCGAGGTCGTTGTACACTGGACTGAAACGCCAACCAACAAAAACATTGGTTCTGAAGAACTCAACGCGATACACCTAGCGTCGAATCTAAAGGGCATTGGGTATCACTATGTGATTCGTCGCGACGGTTCGTTACAGCGCGGAAGACCAATTAATATCGAAGGTCAACACGCTCCAACGAACGATCATAACGAGCGCAGTATCGGTATCGCTTTCGTTGGAGGAATCAATGTGCCGAGCGGTACACCTAACTTAGAAAACTTTGTTTCGGTTCAGTCGTTGACGCGCAGTCAATTTAATACGTTCGATCATTTCTGCCGCGGATTCTACTCGCGTTTTCCTGGTGGTCAGATCGTAGGGCATAATGACATTGATCCGCTCGAAGGCGATCCTGGGTTCGATGTTCGCGAATACGTTTTTGCAAACTTTGGTAAGGCATCCAAGTTTACGAATCCACTGAAGCAATCACCGTTTACTATTGATGAGATAAACAATGACGAATAAAACCGACAACTACAATGCTCGTGTCGAAAAATTAAAAATCGGCACAGAAGAAACTGAAGGCGTGACCGTCGACGGTTTTGTTGACCCGAGTGGCGCGTTTCCTACGCGAGAGCATTATTATAGTACCAGTGTCAACAAGGCAGCGAAAGGCGAGAAAGTCAATAATCTGAGTATGGGTGGTGGCGACTATGATGTGTCACTCAACATACCAGATCAAAAACCTTCTTTGTTTCCACACAATCAAATACAAGAAACGCAGTCGGGGCATTCGTTCGAGATGGACGACACTCCTGGCGGGGAACGTGTACTGATCAAGCACCGTACAGGCGCAGGAGTTGAGTTGCGTGCTGATGGTACAGTTGTAATCTCATCTCGCAATCAGCGTGTAGAGGTCACTGGCGGTGATCACACAACGATCGTTGAGGGTGAAGGTAAACTAATCTACAAAGGAAACCTAACGCTGGATGTCTCTGGCGATCTCAACATGAACGTTGGCGGTAACTATAACCTCAACGTCGCTGGCGACAAGAAGGAAGACATAAAAGGCAGGCACACTAAGACTGTCAACCTCGATCAGAACTATACGATTCGCGGAACACGTGGTACGAAAGTTATCGGTAATAATACTGAGACGTTGTTGGGCGATCATTATCAAGTTGTTTCTGGTAATAATACTTCATTGACTCAGGGCAGCGTTGAGTTGCTTGCCGGTCAAGATCTGACTACGACTGCCGTCGGCGAGTGGGTCGTTGCATCTTCTACTGCAAGTTTAGCAGCAAGGCATATCAGTATGTTCGGTCATAAAGGTACAATCGGTGGTCCTCTCGTAGATTACTATGGTAAGACGTATGGTGGGTTTCCTGCTGCGATTACAAATATGTCAACGTTTTATGGGACGCTCGTCGGTAAGGCAACTGAATCATTACACGCTGACTATGCTATGTTTGCATCGACAGCAGGATTCGCTCAAGGCGCGATTCGTGCGCAGACTGCAGTTACAGCGAAAGACAGTAAACCAGGAATACCGCCAACACCTGTCGCGCCGAAACCAGGAATCATGCCATATACTCCGATTCCGGCAACTGCTCCGATTCCTAATCCGGCAGTTGTAGAACTTCAACTTTCGTCATCAACGTATGGCATACGAAACGTTACAGTTGATCCTAAGCTTGAGAAGAAGTTAAGTCGCAGCGATGAGTACAAAGGATTGTTCAATCATGACCCATCCATACATGAGATTCGATCAAAGTTGCGCGACCCAGCGAATCTGAACAACAATGAGTTTACAAGTTATCTCGTTGCTGAAGGTAAGTTGAACAAAAACTTTAAGAAGAACCTGCATCCAAAGATTGGCAGGTCAGAAGGTAAGAAGGGGACACTCCGTTTCGGATCTAATGTACTGGGAAACAATCCAACTGATAATCGTAGCAAGAGATTCAAGGTGAATACAAAATGAAGATACTCGTTGATCCACAATATAACCCTGAATTAATAACCCGCATAACCTCTGAGACTAAACTGGCACCAGGAATCGCCTGCGCTAAATTTCTCGGTGCCAAGGGTTCGCGTACACAGTTTGAGAAACTGTATCGTCAAGACTTCTTCGGTTCAGTAGATCGAAAAGAGGTTGCTCGCAATCTGGTGCTTCATGCGAATGCAATGAATATGGTGACAGGCAACCTTGACTTTTCTCAGCATCGACTGATCGTTTCTGATGGCATCTACGAACCCAACCCAAACTTTGAGATATCAGAACTCAATGCTGGCACTGAGAAGGCAGCGAAAAATCTGGCGAAACAGTTTCCTCGCGGTTCATATGGAGAAGGACCAGACGGTTGGGTTGCTCGTGTCCCTCTTTATACTGGCGAAACACCATCGGGCGGCAGCATCAATGATTTGAGGAGAACAGGTCGCGCCATTGGTTACCAGCTCATTGACAAGAACGGTAAAACTGATTCCCGCAAGTCGTTTGACCTCGCAGTGTTTTGGAAAGATTATCTGGACTATGACAAACTGACGCTAGACTATGACACGTTCGATCCGAGCGGAGATCTCACCTGCTCAATTATCCTAGAAATGCCGGAGGTTCCTACCTCGTGGGAAGTTTCATATCGCTACGGACTCGAGACAACCTTCAACGGTGCACTACAAACAGTCAATGAATTATTAGAAATCTTGCCAGAAGATGACTAAATACTATTATTTGAAGAGTAATAATAATGCCAAAGGTATTCTCATACGAAGACGGTAATCTAGCATCGAGCATTCGTGTCACGAGGGATAGAGTCTACTCAGACCTCGACCTGACGTTTTCTGCTAAGTATGGCGGTGTGGATTCCAAAGGCGACATCTACAAAAAACTAGATGCTGCAGCAGTCAAGCAGTCAATCAAGACGTTGATCTTGACGAACCGTTTTGAGAAACCATATCGACCTGCTTTCGGTGCTGACCTTGGCGCCAAACTATTTGAACTTGCAGATGGTAACACGGGCAATGAAGTCATCGATGCAATTAAAAACTCAATAGAACGATATGAACCAAGAGCAAAAATACTAAATATAAAAGTATTCTCAACTCCTGATAACAACTCACTGGGCGTCACACTAGAATTTAAAGTTATAAATAGTAATGTGTCCGAAACATTGAACTTAGATTTAAGGACTCCGGTAGTCATTGAGAAAGCACTACCAACGACAGAAGACGATGGTGTTGAATACCTCCTCTCTTCTGGCGATCTGTTTGTAATGACAGATCTTGGTTTCAAGATTATTGTCGACGAATAGACAGTCCAAATCTATAAATACAATTGACTCGTTATCTTTGATTCTTCGGTTTTTCCGAATATCTCCTTTGCGATAAAATAATAAAAACAAAAACTCTTTGGAGAAAAAGATGCCACAATACCCAAATTTAGTGATTGATGCTAACCTCAGCATATCTAAGGTTGGTCAGTTAAGCAACGCGCGTTTACAGAACGTCACCTCTGCTGGTCGTCTAACGCTAGAACAAGAACTCGTAGCATCAGAACTGCTCGGCAACGATCACAATGGTCAGGTCGTCTTCGATGTCAACGAAGGTCAGTTGTTTGTTTTTGTTTCTGCAAACTCACAGTTCGAACGAATTTCAAATGACATTCAAGGGGATGTCATTTATAGAGGGGACATTAACCCTACACTCACAAGTCAGTCGACTTCTACCTCCGGTCCAATTCAAGCAAGAAAGGGCAACCAGTATATTGCGAATGCTGCTGGCGACCTTGTCATGTCTGGCGTTACATTCTATCCGAACAACAAAGTTCAGATCGGCGACGCAGTTATCTTCTGGGATGCATCGACTGCTTGGATCTTCCAGTCTAACACTGGTCCTGCTACAACAGAGCAAGCAGGTACGATCGACATCGCGACACAACAAACGGTTGATGACGGTCTAAGCGATTCTGAAGCAGTAACTCCAGCGACATTAGCAGGATCTCAACTGGCGGCAGCAATTGCTGCTAACGTAGCACCTCACCAAGCGAACGCTGCAGATATTCAGTCTCTACAAGGATTTACTGGAGAAGGGACGCCACTTTCTATTGGTGCTGATCTAGCAGAAGCGATCAACCTTTTGGTTGCGCGTGCTGACTCTGCCTCTGGTGAAGTTGATGCTATCGAATCATTTGTCGGCGAAGGTACTTCTCTCGATACTCTAGCGACTAATATTGCTGGTGCGATCAATGAATTGGTTACTTCCGACAACGCTTTAGTTGCAAGAATTGATGCCGAAGACTTAAACGTATCTTCTCTTCAGACATTTACTGGAGAAGGTACTGCTCTTTCTACAATCGCAACTACTATTGCCAATGCGATTAACGAATTACATGGCGAAATCAATGTTAACGCAACAGACATTGCTGCTAACGCTGCCGAGATCGCAACGAATACTGCGGCAGTTCTTTTAAACACAAACGAAACTGCTGCGAACCGTCAAGAAATCTTGGCGTTGCTGACAAGAGTTGATTCTGTAGATACTACATTCAGCGGAGTCGACAGTGACATTGCTAGTCTGTATGCTCAGATCGCAGCAAACGATTCAGATATCGCTTCGGCATTTGAGCAAATCGGTAACAGCGGAAACGATTCGGATATCGCTTCACTCGTCGCCCGTTTGACAACAGCAGAAACTAATATTGTTTCTAACGACGTCGATATTGCTTCTCTTGCTGCGCGTATGCTGACAGCAGAAGGTAATATCGTAACAAACGATTCAGATATCCTAGCAAACGCAGGTTTGATTACTTCTCTACAAGCATATACTGGAGAAGGAACAGTACTGAACACAACGGCAAATAACCTTGCGGAGGCACTCAATGAGTTACATGGTCGCAACGATTCTGCTAATGGTCCTATCACTGCTAACGATTCTGACATTCTTTCTCTGCAAGGATATCTAGGAACTCCTGGTTCGCTGCAAACTTCAGCGCAAACACTGGCAGAGGCAGTCAACGAACTAAAAAACGATGTAGACGGCAACGACTCAGACTTATCGATTCTGACTGATATTGTATACTCGCGCGAAACGCACGCTGAGATCAAAGCATTCAACCAAGACGGCATTAACCTGCTCGCTGATGTTGAATTCGTTATCACTCACAATCTGTCATTGCCGTTTATTGCTGGTTTCACCATGGGCGTCATGGATGGTTCGGGTGACCTGCTCAGCGTTGAAGCAAGAGCGATTGATGCAAACACTGTAGGAATTACTTCTGAGGTTGACGCAAGCAACGCAAGTTTCTTCATGCTGGCAAACATAACTGAGATGGATGAGACTGGTTCTTCTCCTGAAGGTATTATTGGACGTGCTGATGGTATTAGTGTACCAGATGATACACTCGCGTCACAAGAAGGCGAACTGATGATTACTCAGGACGGTATCTACATCGTCCTGAATAACCCAACAACTGGTGGTGCTGGAACAGACTCTGGATCAACAGATAGTCTTGCTCCTGAACCAGAACCAGAACCAGAACCAGAACCGGAAGTTTCATATACTTCTTCATCTGATGCGGTAGCAGCAGGAAAAGGTAATGAAATCGTATCATTCTCTGAAGGCGGTACTGAAACTCAGTCATATATGGACAATGAAGGATGGATTCTCTATTCCTCGTTCGCTAGCGATAATACGTTGGATGCGTCAACATCTACTGCTTGGAACGGTAATAACATATTGATGCCAGATATGTCTACTTATGGATATAACGCTCAATATGCTCCGGAATATCACGACGGTACTAATGTCGCCGGAGGAGGTAATGATTATACACGTCCATCAGAGTCAATTATGTTCTGGGGAACTGGTTCTTCTAACGGTGGTATAATTATGACTTCTTGGAATGGTCCATCCGGTGCCACTCAAATAAAAGTTGAGTGGGGATATGTTGATGGGTTTAATAGCGGACACATTAATGTCAACAATGGTCCGAATATAACTGATCAACCTCTAGAGGAATCATTCGATCCTACTGCTAACGACTTAATGCAGATAGTGGAGTATGGTGTTTCAATCTGTTATATCAAGAACATCTGGTTTAAGTTATAAGTTAATTATCAATTGAAGAAATATTTGAAAGGCACCTTCGGGTGCCTTTTTTGTATATAAATAACCTTGTTATGAATCTGGAGAAGTCAAATGGCAACCACAATACGTTCTGCGGAACTTGATTTTAATACAATAAAGAATAGTCTAAAAGAATATTTCCAAAGACAACCGGAGTTCGCTGACTATAATTTCGAAGCATCAGGTTTATCTAACCTGTTAGACGTACTTGCCTACAACACTCACCAGAATGCCCTGATGGCAAACTTTGCTTTAAACGAATCATTCCTATCAACTGCGCAGTTACGTTCCTCGATGGTTGGTCTCGCTGGCGCACTAGGATATACTGTTAGATCAAGGTCGGCATCAGTTGCAGTATTACAGTTGACTACATCATCAGATCCTGGTACAATCCCTATCGGTACTGCGTTTACTACGACAGTGGACAACAAAACATATACATTTAGAACTCGCGACGTTATGACTCCGGTATCAACGGGTACCAATCAGTACACAATGACGATTGATGGTAATGCAAATATTCCAGTATATGAAGGCGTTCCTCGTTCAAAGAACTTTATATCAGGAACAACAGGAGAAAACGATACTTATGTTATTCCTGAATCCAACCTAGATATCGAAACAGTTCGTGTACGCGTCTATGATAACACCTCAACTTCTGTGTATGATGCATATACGAATATTAATGAAGCAACAAATATAAACAGCGATTCAAAGATATTCGTGATTAAAGAAACACCAAATGGTTTCTACGAAATATCGTTCGGTAATGGTATCATAACAGATCAGATTCCGCGACCAGGAAATAGAGTGCAGGTTCTATATGAAACAGTGTCTGGACCAGAGGCAAATGGTGCTGTAAAGTTTGACGATACAACCGGATTGTTTCCTTCTCTTAAAACTGTTTCTAATTCGGCATCAGGTTCATTCAAAGAAAACATTGAGTCAATCAGAAAAAATGCGCCATACCTTTATGCAGCACAAAACCGTATGGTCACCGCTGAAGATTATTCGGCACTGATTCAAAGAAACTATGGAACGTCGATCGCTGATATAAAATCTTGGGGCGGCGAAGATAACGTGCCGCCAGAGTATGGTAAGGTGTTTGTTTCTATTCTGTTCGAAACAGAAGATGAAACCGTACAAGATATCACGAAAGGTAATATCAAGAATCTGGCAAAAGACCTTTCTGTTGCTTCTTTTAATATAGAATTTGTAGACCCGAACCTCACCTTCCTCGAAGTAGAAACGTTCTTTCAGTTTAACCCATATTTGACTTCCTCCTCAGAATCATCAATTGAAGCGAAAGTCGCAGAGACAGTTAGAGTTTATTTCGACGAACAACTCGGGCAGTTCGATCAGTCTTTCCGGCGCTCAAACCTATTGACGCGCATTGACGAATCAGATCCTTCAGTTCTTTCAAGTCGAGCGGTCGTCAAGATGCAGCATCGATTTGTACCACAATCACTAATCGACAGTTATGCTATTACATTCCCGACTTCTATTTCAGCGCCGAGCGACGAAATACACACGTTGAAGTCTAAGAATTTCTTCCTAAACGGTAAAGTGTGTTTCTTACAGAATCGACTCGACAGTACTGTCATTGAGGTTATTGATACTGCTACTGGGAAACCTGAGATTGACAACGTTGGGTACTATGATCCAGCAGAGGGAACATTGATCTTGTCTGGATTTAACAGCACTTTAATTACTGGCGATTTCTTTAAGATCACTGCGATTCCGGCGAATCAGGCGACGATTAACCCAACAAGAAACAATATCCTCTTGTTTGATGGTGAAGAATCGAGCGCGACAGCGATTATAACAGATACCGTATAAATACCTTCATAATGTTAAGAGACTGAATTATGACATCCGTAGTTACAAACGACCTTCGAACCCTTCTATTCAATCAGATGATACAAGATGTTGAAGGGGATAGTGCAACTTACTATATCGGCATCTCTCGTGCAGAAAGTTACACTCCGGATGCTAACGCTGACTCTCGAGCAGAACAGTTTAAATTTAGAAACGGTCTGCAGGCAGTAAAGGTATTGAGCAATGCCTCTTTCGTTGTCCCTACAGTAGAATGGCAAAACAATGACATCTATAACGCATACACAGATCAAGATCCGAACCAGTCTAATTTTTATGTAATTAATTCTATCAACGAAGTATTTATTTGCGTCGAGTCTCCTAACGCAGCATCGACAACCGAACCTACTGCGGCACTCGCGAATAATGATGTCAAGACATTCGCTACTGGAGATGGTTATCTGTGGCGATATATGTACAAGATGTCTAATCTTGATTTCTCTAACTTTAGAACGCGCAGTTACATGCCTGTCAAGAAAGTTTCTGGTAATCCTACAATCGCTCAGGAAATTGAGCAACTCGCGCTACAAAACAGTTCAGTCGACGGAGAGATCCTAGGGTTCACGATTGACTCTGCCGGAACGTCATATCCAGGAGGAAGCGCAGAACTTACAATCAGCGGAATTCCTACTTCTCCTGCTGACTTCTCAGCTTCTATATCTGATGGTGGTATTGAATCAATTAATCTGGAAACAGATAGTGAAGGCGATTATATGCATGGAGCAGGATATGACGCTGCCTCAGCAGAGGTAACTGGCGGTGACGGCGCAGTAACTCCGATCTTCGCTCCTCAAGGTGGATTAAACGCAAATCCAGTGACCTCATTAAAGTCTAAGTCATTGATGCTCCAAGTTGACATTCAGGGAGACGAGACTGGCACGATTCCAGCGGAGAACGATTTCCGACAGGTTGCGTTGATTCGTAACCCTAGAAAGTTCAACTCAGACTCTGATTTCACAGGAAACACCGGAATCGGTATGAAGCGATTAAACCTTAATCCTGGTTCAGCGAATGGTACATTCCCTGAGGATGCAGTATTTCGAACAAGTACAAATGGAGCAACAGGAAAAGTGTTTTTCCACGACACAATCAATGAGAGGTTGTATTACTATCAGGATCTGGACACAGGGTTTGAATCATTCACTAACGGATTAACAATTACTGACGATACAGTGACTGCTTCTATTCTCTCGCAAACTAACCCAGACATCGATGCATATTCGGGTGATATTCTGTACCTAAATAATGTTTCAGAAGTAATTGACCGGACAAGTAACCAAACCGAAGACATTCGAATAGTTATTGAATTAGGATAAAACATGGCAACAGTATTTACATCAAGTACACTCCCAAGTCTATACAGCGACGACTTCGACCAGAACGATAATTATCATCAGATATTATTCAACTCTGGGCGAGCATTACAGGCGAGAGAACTAACTCAACTACAGACACTGATCTATGAAGAAATGGGAAGGTTCGGTCGCAATGTATTTAAAGAAGGTGCCGCTGTTTCTTCTGGCGGTTCTGCAATCAATGCTGACATCGACTTCATCAAAATCGCTTCGGTAAACTCTGGTGGCGCATTTGATAATATCCCTGTAGGAACTGTATTTCAAAATACATCTACTGGCGTGAAGGCGAAAGTTCTTCGCGTCGAACCTCTTGACGGCGATTTTACTTTCAATACATTATACGTTCAGTACATTAACAGCAACAACGCAGCAATATCTGACGCGCCAACAGTATTTGGAGACAACGAGACACTCGAATCAGTAAACTTAACTGACAATTCATACGAACTTGTTACTGAGACGCCTAATGCGACAGGTAAAGGTGTTCGTTTTGATGTATCTGAGGGAGACTTCTTTGTACTTGGTCGTTTCGTACATGCGAACGCGCAGTCAATTATCATTTCACCATATTCTAATTCAGTAGATGCAGTCGTTGGTTTTAAAGTAGAACAAGAAGTTATCACTGTCAACGATACGACGGATCTTTATGATAACACTGGCGGTATTGTTAACACTGCTTCTCCTGGTGCTGACCGTTATCGTATCAGATTGGCGTTGACAACTCAGGATAAAGTATCCGTAGACGACACGTTCGTTTTCCTCGCAAGAGTTGAGAACTCAAAGATCGTCGAAGAGATTCAAGAGTCAGATGCATACAACAAAATAAACGAGTTGATGGCGCTTCGTACTAACGAAGAATCAGGCGACTATATCGTAAACCCATTCACCATTCATTTCGAAGATGGCGTTGTCGGCGACTCAAACCTTGACCTTGTTATCTCATCTGGGTCTGCATATGTCAATGGTTATCGCGTCGAAAACCAATCACCGATCAAGTTAAGCGTACCGAAACCTCTCGAAACAGAAACAGTTACAAACGATCTAATTCCTGCGGTCTATGGAAACTACTTCCTCGTTGATAGTTGCCGTGGACTTCCAGACCTTGACTTTTCTGAAATTAATTTGTATAATTCACTTGGTGGCGCGGGAACGAGTATAGGTACTGCTAGAATTCGTGCAGTAGAAGAAGACGGAGAATTCCACAAAGTATATGTATTCGATGTGCACGTCGACTCAGATCAAGATCTTAAGACTGCAAGAAGTATTGGTACATCAGCAACAGATTATTTCAACCTTGTTCTTCAAGGAACTGATGCTCGACTATTCCAAACAACAGACAATGATCTGTTATTCCCTACGGCAAGACCAAGACCTGAATCATTCTCTGATATAACTATGACAGTTCAAGCACGTCAATCTCAGAGTGCTCCTGGCGGTGTAATCACAATGTCACAATTACCTGTAGGGGAAGCGTATAGCGACACCTCTCTTTGGGTGATTGCTGCTGACGACGAATCTTTCAGGACTGGAACGATTGTAACAACTACTAATGGCGGAAGAGATGCTCAGGTATCCGGTGGACTTACTGCCGGAAAAACATATGAAATTATCTACTATTACACAAAGACGGCAACACGCCGCTCGAAAACACTAACCTCCTCCACAGCAACATTGCCTTTACAGACATCATCTGACGCAGAGGGTAATACGTACAACTTCTATGACTTCCAAGTTCCAGATGTTTACGCAGTAGATTCAGCAAGAAACTTTGATGCTGCTGGTTTCGATATGTTAGGAAGGTTCGTATTGGATGATGGTCAACGCGATAATTTCTATGCCGATGGTCGATTAATTCTAAACTCTCAAGACTCTGCTCCGAGTCAGATTTATGTCAATTATCAGCACTTCACGCGCGGCGCAGGAGATTTTTATGATGCGACGTCGTATGCTATTGGATACAAAGATATTCCTACACACACTCTGCAAGACGGTACAGAAGTCAGTCTGTTTAACTACCTTGATTTCCGCGCGGACAAGAACGACGGAACGTTCTCTAACATTCACGCACTACCGCGTAACGGAACAAACATTACAGCAGATGTAAGTTATTTCCTACCACGTGCCGACAAACTAATCGTAACGCAAGAAGGCGACGTCCAGTTGCTCATGGGTCAACAGGCAGAGAAACCTCAGTTTAAACCAACGCCAGATAATGCGCTTGAGTTATACAAGGTCATAATGAACGCCAATACTCTAGACGAGAATGATCTACAGGCAACTCCTATCGAACACAAGCGTTACACGATGGCAGACATTGCTAAGATCGAAGCGAAACTTGATCAACTTGAAGAGTACACCACGCTCACATTCCTAGAGATGGAACAGCGTATGAGTCCATCATACGACAGCGATGGTAACGAGCGTACTGAGAGCGGATCGCTGGTTGATGATTTCTCAGATCAAACTGGAGCGGACACATCCAATCCAGACTATGCAGCATCGATTGACCCAGAGAGTCGCTTGATCCGTCCATCTGTTGACGAAGACAATATTCGTTTGGTATGGGATGATGCACTAAACCCTGTTGGCAACAACGTTGTTAAGAGCGGTGATCAAGTATATCTGAACTACGATTCTGCAGAGTGGGCGTATCAGTCGCTCGCTTCTCGTTCTGTAAATATTAACCCATTCGGTTTAGTCGATAATGTCGGGACATTAAAACTATCGCCTTCATCAGACGAATGGAAAGAATCGTATGAAGAAGCAGAAACAGCATTAGGCGGTGCGTCTAGAGTTGATCGGCGTCAAGCATTCCTCTGGAATAACTGGATGTGGAACTGGTGCGGTCGAAGCGTCGAAGATATCCATCTAGACTACAACAAGAAACCTAGAAACAAGTTGCGCGAAGTTCGTGAGCAACAACGTCGCTCGTTGTTCGGTAATGAAAAGTACAACTCAACGTTTAGCAGCGTGCCAACTGACACTGCTAACGGTAAATATGTTTCTCGTGTAATTGCTTCTGATACACTACGCTCCATCGTTAACGGAAGATGTGTCGATGTTGCTCTAATCCCTTGGATGCGTTCGCGAAAAGTTTACTTCCACGCGAAAGGTCTGAAACCAAATACCAAATTCACACCATTCTTTGACGGTCAAGATGTTTCTGACTGGTGTAGAGAAGAATCGACGTTTGTACGTTGGGCAGATCGTAAAGATGACATCGGTAATCAATTCCGTCAATCTAACTTGGTTGAGCACCCTAACGGGAAAACTGAGTTGATCGCCGACGAAAACGGCGAGGTGATTGGTTCATTCTTTATTCCAAACATCAAACCATTATATGACATTGTACAGTATCGTCGCGGAAAGATCAGGAAGCGTACATATATTCGATTCCGTACTGGTGTTCGTGAGTTTAAACTCCTTGACATCAACACAAATGACTGGACTGCTGCGGATAGTAAGTGTTTCGCATATTACTCAGCGTTGGGTGCATATCACAAACGTTATCACAATATTCTATCAAACCGTGCTCGACAGCAGGTTCTTCCGTGGAGCAACTTGCCAACACGCGTTAACGCATACTCGGCATCAGAGTCAAGAGATCTACTCAATCAGGTAACTGCATCTCAGGTTAGCATCGTTGACCCTAAACTCGCAGGGCAGTATGGTCCAGCGACTTCGCCGTTATCTGCTGCCGCATTGGCGGGATTGGATGCCAACGGTCAGATGTCTCAGGTTCTGTCTGATTATATCAACGTAAACAATAATCAGTTTGCCGGTCCTGCGATTAATGTTCTCTCACTACCACAGAATCCGATGTCGCAAACATTCTATGTCGATAACCAGTTCGGCGTGGTACTAACTAAGGTTGATCTGTTCTTCCGCACAAAGGATACTACGGGGATTCCAGTTTCTATTCACTTACGTCCAGTAGAAGATGGAAAACCGTCCACATCGAATATTGTTCCTGATTCTCACGTGTACCTAAATGCGTCAGACGTTAATGAAATTGGTTCAAACCCTCAGATGTCGACGATACAAGAAACACCAACTTCATTCGTGTTTGACGAACCTATATATTTACAACCATGGACTGAATATGCGATCGTCGTTACATCTCAGTCAACTGAGTATGAATTGTTCAGCGCGAAAACGAAGGAACCGTTATTCGGTTCAACTTCGCGGTTTATTACAACTCAACCTGCTCCTGGTTCACTTTATCTACCTCAGAATGGTCTAGTTTGGGTTGAGTCAAAAGATCAAGATCTAATGTATAAGTTGACACGTGCTCGCTTCGACGTTGGCGGTGGTAGTTTGATTCTTCGCAACGCTAATCTACCAGCAGCGCTGCTTGAAGAGAACCCTATCCGTACAACTGCAGGTTCTTCGCGCGTGTATGTGTCTCACCCGAATCATGGTTTCCAAGCAGGTGATACTACATCCCTTGATAGTTGTTCTGATGTCAATGGTATTTTAGAATCAAGTATCAATACAACGCAAACCATTGACTCTGCTGATATACACGGGTACACGTTTGACGTTGGTTCTTCAGCAACTGATACAGGATACGGTGGCGGTGACCGAACACTAGCAAGAAAGAATAAGGTATTCAACGTCGCCAATCCATACATCGAATCAATTATTCCGAACTTTACTTCGGTTGACATATCAGCGAAGTTTACTTCAGGATCATTTATTTCTGAAGGCGCATCACGGTTCGATGCTGATCCGCAGTATGCGCGCGTTACTCCGAAGCAGAACGTTGATTTTACTGAAACAAAGGCAATCTACAACGAAGCGACCGAAACGTCAGAGTTGGGTCCAGGTAATTACTCATCATACATCAAGGTGGATATGAAGACGTCGAATGATTACGTCTCTCCGATTATCGACTTACAGCGCACTTCTCTCATTATGGCAGGTTATAAGATGGATAACCCCGAGGTTACGCCGCACATCTATCCGGTCGATGAAACGAATCCATATGGCGGTACAACTGGTTCGCGTCATATCACTACTCCGATCACATTAGAAGAAGCGGCAGTAGGAATTGACGCGCGATTGCTTATCAACCTTCCGTTCGGGTCAGACTTGCGATTGTACTATCGTGTCGCTGCATCTGATGAGAATATTCTCGATCAACGCTGGATTGAGCAACCAATTCAATCAGAAATTTCTAGGGATAACGATTTGACTTTCCGTGAGGCGCATTTCCTTGTAGGTGGTATGGGTGGTACAACAAATCCGTTTAACCAAGCGCAGTTGAAATATGTTATGACTGGTGGTGGTAAGGCACCTACAATTAAGAGTGCTGGGATTCGATTCCTAGCGGTATAAATTATGAGTCGATATGTACCAGTTAAAGGGCACTCGGGTCTTGTTCGTGATACAGAAACGAACGCATTGATTAACGTTGATAAGTCTGCTATTCAACAAGCCCGAGAAAAGAAAGAATTAAGAAGAAAGAAAAGACAGGAAGAACAAGAACTCAAACAGAGAGTTTCTTCCCTTGAGACAGACATATCTGATATCAAAAGGATGCTTGAGATTGTTGTCTCAAAGATGGACTGATATTTCACTATAAATAGTGTCAAGATAAATTTATTTTTTGGAAGCGAGTATGGCACGTTACGAAGATTTTACATTCGATCAAGGTTCGGATATTGCGCTGGAGTTGCGTCTGGTCGATCAAGAAAAAGACGCGATTGACCTTACGGGTTACTCAGTAGCAGCGAAAATGGCGCCGAACTATGCCGCCAGTGATTCCGACAAAACTACCTTCACCGCATTTGTTGCTCAACCAGCAACTGACGGTATCGTCACGCTTTCACTATCAAACACACAAACAGACTTGCTGAACCCTCGAAGAAAATACGTGTATGACGTAGAGATTATGTTCGAGGATAGCGACGAAGAATTAATCATTGAGCGCGTCCTCGAAGGACTTATTACAATTGCGCCATCAGTTACAAAGTAAAGGTATAATATGTCCACGAATAAATTCTCCAAATACGTTGTTGAAAATATTGTAACAGGAACTCAGATTCGAAGCATTGTTCCTGCTGGTGCTCTCGACTCTGCCGCTGTTATTGATTTGATAGATTCTGATTATGTTGCGGCGCGATCTCCGGCAGCAAATGGGTTCGACTCTGCTGACGTAATCGGAATTGTAGATAGCGACTATGTTCAAGCAAGGGTTACACTTGACGGTGTAGGAATCGACTCGGCAACTGCGCAGTCTATCGCGAATAGTGAGATACTCTCGACAGTTGATGCACCATACGTCCAAGCACGTCAGACCCCACAAGACTTTGCATATTCTTCTCTGACAGGCGCACCAACTGCGCTCAGTTCATTTACCAATGACACTAACTACATTACTGCTGCGGATATCCCAGCAACAGTTGATTCAGACTATGTTGCGGCACGAGCACCTGCTGCCAGTGGCGGTTTAGACTCTGCTGGTGTACAATCAGTCTTTGATAATCAGCAATCAATTAGACTTGGTGAAGGTGCGACAACTCAAAATACATCTGGCGAAGTTGCTATCGGTTATCTCGCTGACGCAACGGGTGCGGATGCCATCGCTATCGGTTATGATGCTAACGCAACTGCACTCTTTACTCTTTCATTGGGTAGAGGATCAAATGCTACTTATGAAGACGCAATTGCTATCGGAAGATCAGCAACGTCATCTCAAGCAGATACAATTGCTATGGGAACATCATCAGTAGCGTCAGGATCACGATCTGTCGCAATCGGTAATGGGACAGATGCTACAGGTAGTAGTAGCGTAGCATTAGGAAATTCGGCGCAGGCGTTAGCAACAAATGCAATCGCAATCGGAGTGTCTGCTGACACTAATGTAAACACTGACGGTATTGCCATTGGTTCTAATACTGAAGTGTCAGGAGCGCAAGGTATATCGATCGGTCAAACTGCCGCAGCATCTCAAGCGAGTGTCGCCATTGGTTCTAATGCTTCTGTGACAACAGGAACCGAAAGCATTGCAATTGGTCCATTTGCTGGCGCGACAGGTAACGCTTCTCTGGCGCTTGGTCGTGGTGCTAAAGCGAATGCGAATAATACTATCGCTCTTGCAGCAACAGGCGCGAACTCTATCGTCGCAACTCAGTTCGGCATCGATATTCGTACATCTGCCGCTGGTTCATTAACATACGACACTACAAACGATTGGACGTTTGGTGCTGGTGTTACAATGACCGATCTTACATCAAGCGGTGTGGTTATATTCAGCGCATTACCTACAGCAGATCCAGTAAATGCGGGTCAACTTTGGAACGATGGCGGAACTCTTAAAGTTTCAACGGGATAAAATTTATAAATAACATTGATGTAATTCTTTCATTTGTCATACCAACAAAATCTCAAACTAGGGAGACAGTAACATGTCAACAAAAATCACCGAATTAACACAACTTGTTGGGACGCCAGCGGACACAGATGTAATTCTGATCACTGATGTCAGCGAAGACGCTTCGAAGCAAATCACAGTCGCAGATCTTCTTTCTGGTACATCAGAAGTTGGTTCTTTCGTATTCGACAGTGCTACTATCAATACAACTGGTAATGCGAATGTAATATTTAACCCTGATGTATCTTTCACTGGGGACCTTTCTATCTCGACTTTAGTCAGTACAGGCACTGGTCCATTTAATCTGAACAGCGCAAGCAGCATCAACTTTACTGCTTCTGATGCAGTTACAGCGAATGGCGTTCCGCTTCCAACCTACGGCGGCATGCTGAAGTTGAACGGTTCAAACGCTCCAGCGTGGACAGGTTCTGTTGGTATTACTGCTTCTCGTCAAAGCGAAGCAACTTTCCGTTTAACATTCCCATCAGCGTTTACTAGTGTAGAAGATTATGCAGTTATGGTAACAATGATGGATTATTATGCTGGCGCATTTATTCCGGTCAACCGCTCAACAGGTTATGTTGACCTTGGATATATCTACAAAGAGAACGGCGATCCGCTAGAGACGGGAACACTTACTGTAACGATCTACGAATTCTAATCCAAGGGGGGTTTGAACCATGGAAAAAGAATATGTAGTAATTGTCCACAAAGGAGTGGACTTAGCAGCGTTCGACGCAGAACTTGCTGCTGCGACTGGGGATTCTCCAATCCCTAATCGTGCAGTACAAGTTGCTGACCCTCGCGAGGGTTCTAAGCGTATGACGCATTGGATGTTGACAGAAGAAGAAGCGGCAACGCTTCAATCTGATCAGCGTGTTCTTGCGGTTGAGATACCGCCACACATGAGAGACGATATCGAATTTACCCTCGACGCAAAAGCAAAGCGTGGCGGTAGATTTAAGAGAAAAGGCGCACCAACTGCATCGAATGTTAACTGGGGGTTGAGACGCTCAAATGCCAGAACTAATATTTACTTCGGTCAAGAAGACGTAAACGAAAACCTTGAGAGTGATTACGTTTTCGCGCTGAACGGTGCTGGTGTCGATGTTGTTATTCAGGATACTGGTATTCAAGCAGATCACCCTGAATGGCAAGATGCTGAGGGCAACTCACGCCTACAACAAATTGATTGGTATGCAGAAAGCGGTATCTCTGGATCGCAACATCCGGATCACTACACTGACACCGACGGTCACGGTACTCACGTTGCTGCGATTGCTGCCGGTAAAACATACGGTTGGGCGAAAGGTGCTCACATTTATTCTCAAAAGATTGTAGATCTTGGCGGTACTGGCGGTGTTCCGTTCGGCACTTCACCATCAACTGCATTTGATATGATTCGCCTCTGGCACAATTCTAAGACTAACGGTCGTCCAACGATTGTTAATATGAGTTGGGGTGTTCGTCACGCAACTTCACTAAACCCTACTTCTGGTGTTTATCGTGGATCTTCTTGGAACTATAGTGGTCAATCGGATTCTACGCTTTACTCTCAGTTTGGTATCGTCAGTAAGTTTAGCAACGGAAATCGTTCTATTCCTGCGCAAATAACTGCATATGATGTGGAGATTGAGGAAATGATCGATGCTGGTATTCACGTCTGTATTTCTGCAGGTAATGGATACTACAAAGCAGATGTTTCTGGTGGTGATGATTACAACAACTCTGTAACGATCAACGGCAACACATATTATTATCATCGTCCGGCGTCTCCGTATCACGAAGATGCATTCTTTGTCGGTAACGTTTCCAACGAACCTCGTGTTGCTGGTTCTTCAACAGATGGTGCGGCGCAAAATAGTAACCGTGGTCCTGCAGTTAATATGTGGGCAGCAGGTACTAACATTATGAGTGCGGCAAGTAATACAGTTGCTTCAAGTCGTTCTACTCTGGCATACCCAGAAGACCCTAATTATAAGATCATGGTTCTTGATGGTACCAGTCAGGCAGCACCTCAGGTTGCCGGTGTGGCAGCACTACACCTGCAAAGTCAACCTAATATTTCTCCGGCAAAACTTAAGAGGAAAATGATTGCTGATGCTGTTGACGATATGATTGAAGATACGTCAAGGAACAGCGATTACGTGACAACCACCGGAAGTTTGGTGGGTGGCCCGAACAAGTTCCTGTTTAGTCGATACGGTGTTGACAGTCCATTTAGTTTAGTTTCAGTCAAAACTACTCCTGGATCAGGAGCAGGTTCGGGTGTTGACACGGGCGTTGATACTGGAAACAATGGCGGTGGTCTTGCACCAGATCCGGATCTTGGCGTTGAAACCATATATGGTTCGCAGTTGGGAATTGAATTTATTTCTCAATCTGGTGAGGAATATACCATTCAATAAAGGGTGTTTTGTATAAGTATAAATAGATGAGAATCGTTTATACCAATGGAGTGCTTCATGGCATCACCTAACTCAAGACAAACTTTTATTGACTATTGCCTGAGGAAATTAGGCGAGCCAGTGATCGAGGTCAACGTTGATCCCGATCAGATTGAAGACAAAGTAGACGATGCGTTACAGAAGTATCGCGAATACCATAGCGATGCTACTGTGCGCATCTTCTTAAAACATCAGATGACTGCTGATGATATTGCCAACAAGTACATTCCTGTCTCTGACGAGATCGTTTACCTCACAAAAGTTTTCCCTCTAAGTCCAACATACGCAAACGTCAATATGTTTGATATTCGCTATCAGATGATGTTAAACAGTCTGGGCGATTTCATGAACTTTGCTGGCGGGATGTCGTACTATTATCAATTAGAACAGTATCTCGACTTCCTCGATATGTTATTGGACGGAACTCCGCTGACTACATTCTCGCGCAAGCAAGGGCGTTTGTATTTGCACGGAAACATCGAAGACCGTGATATTTCAGAAGGTCAGTTCCTAATCGCAGAAGCATTCCAGATCATTAACGAGAACGATCACACTGCTGTCTGGAATGATATCTGGTTGAAGGAATATACCACTGCGCTGATCAAACAACAGTGGGGTATGAACCTGATTAAGTTCGAGGGTATGCAACTTCCTGGTGGGGTGACACTGAACGGTCGTCAGATACTTGAAGATGCGAACAGCGAAATCGAAAGACTCGATGAGAAGATTCGTTCTGAATACGAACTGCCTGTCGACTTCTTTATGGGATAATGATAATATGAGCACGAATCCTTACTTCTCACAAGGCACTCGTAGCGAACAACTTCTCTACGAAGATATAATCATTGAATCACTCAAGATGTATGGGCAGGATGTCTATTACATTCCACGTGAGATTGTAGATCGCGACCGAATCTTTGTTGATGACTCAGTGTCGAGATTCGATAACGCATATAAAATTGAGATGTACATTGAGAATACGGAAGGGTTCGATGGAGAAGGTGATCTGTTCACTAAGTTCGGCGTTGAGATTCGTGATGCTGCCACATTCGTTGTAGCAAAACGCCGATGGAATACAACCGTTGCGTATCATGAACAAACAGCAACTGAATCGTTCGCGCGCCCACGCGAGGGCGATCTGATTTATCTGACACTCTCTAACTCTATCTTTGAGATCACACGTTGTGAAACGCAGCAACCGTTCTTTCAATTAAAGAACCTGCCAGTGTTCAAACTACGTTGTGAACTCTTTGAATACAATAAAGAAGACTTCGACACAGGTATCGCTGACCTTGATGACATCAATGATGGTGACTCGGCAGAGAGTTTACCAGTCGAAGCGCAGAACAATGACTTTGAAGAAGTTGGTGACTCAATCATTGACTTTACTGAAAGTAACCCATTCGGAGATCCAACCTAATGTTCGGTGATCATTTCTACAATCAAAGAATACGAAAAGCGGTTGCTGTATTCGGTACGCTGTTCAATGACATTCATATTATTCGTAAAAACAGTTCCGGTAATATTTTGAGCGAAACCAAGGTCCCATTATCCTATGGTCCAAGAAGAGATTTCCTAGCACGTATTGATCAATTGAATGCTGCTGGAGCAGACGAACGTCAGATCGCGATCAAATTGCCTCGTATGTCATTTGAGATTGTAGCAATGCAATACGACCCATCGCGGCAATTACCGAAAATGAACTTCTGCCCAAAGGGAGGTGACACGGATACTGAGAGCACTCGCACTAAGTTATACAGTCCTTCACCATACAATATTAACTTTCAATTGAACATCTATGCAAAGTCCCAGGACGATGCATTACAAGTGGTTGAGCAAGTCCTACCATACTTCACACCTCACTATACTCTTACTGTGAATCCGCTATCAGATTTTGATGACGTCAAAGAAGATACACCAATTACATTACAGGGTGTCACATTTTCTGACGATTACGAGGCAGTTCTCGAAGCAAGAAGAACTATCATCTACACGCTAGATTTCGAAATGAAAATAAACCTATATAAAGATGCTTCAAGGAATCAACCTGTCATTACACAATATGACGTTGACACCCTGAATCTGGATGGTTCTGAAATTTTTAGCAGCATCGAAGACAGCGCCTTATCTTAGAAATATTTTTCTTATAAATAAGTTAGAAATCGCTTGTTCATATCACACATTTTTTTCGTAAATTAGATTCTGATGTATGTGGTGGTTATAATGGAATCGTCAATCTGACATTAGATTCCTATAATGTCGTCATAAAACTAAAACTAAAAAAAAATTTTAGGAGAAATCTAAAATGGCAATTAAATTCACAGATCTTCCACAACTCTCAGGATCCCCATCAAACGACGACGTAGTAGCAATCGTTGACGTTAGTGAGGATGTATCTAAGAAAATTACTGTATCAGATCTTGTCCCTTCAACCTTTTCTGGATCAGTAACTGCTGATAACTATGTTGAAGGCGTTGATTCGCTTAACGGAACATCAGTTTCGATCGACCCATCTAACGGAAGTCTCGCAGTTCACACGCTGTCAGGCGCAACAACATATTCATATGCAGCAGGTTGGGCATCAGGCGAAAGCATTACACTTCATATCGAAAGCAATAATCACGCTATTACATGGCCAACCACCAAGTGGATTAATGGTGAAGCGCCTGACACTATTAGCACCGCTGGAACACATATTATTAACCTCTGGAAAGTAGGTTCTTCGATCTATGGCGCTTATGTTGGCGAAGCAATAGAAGTTTAATAACGAAGACTAGAATAGGGGAATATTTAGTTTTCCTGTTTTTTTTAACAGATTTTGGGAGAGTAAAATGCGCTTTAGACACCTAACGTCGGCATTAGCAGGAAGTAAGCAAAGCTGGTTTGAAGCAGAGATAGAGGAAGTCGTAGTCGTTACAACTTCGATTAGACCAGTTTCCGCAGATTATAATGAAGATTTAAAATACCACACTGGATGGTATGGTAAGGGTGACGGTTATGTAATCGATTCAATATCGTTACAACCAACGGACGCCACATATAATCCAGACCTTAAATTCCACACTGGAATTTATGGTAAGGATTCGGTTGATCTCGATACAGTATCAATGCGACCTACCGCAGCAGACTACAATCCAGACCTTAAATTCCACACTGGTTGGTACGGTAAGAATGATTACGTAATCGATTCAATATCATTCCAACCAGAATTGATGATCAACTTCCCACCATTCGTTTCTGGAATCCAATCTACTTACAATCTGACATATGGTCAGGACACCGTAATTACTGCAGTTGGTACTGACCCAGAAGGTGATGCGATCACATGGTCGTTCGAAGAACTTAGAAGCGGCGGTTATATAGTTGTAACGTCAAGTGGTGACGATGATAAAGGATCTAACGCTGGTGCAGTTTATGTCTATGATGCAAACAATTTATCTGTAGCGCCAACTAAGTTGACAGCATTTGATGGTGCTGCGAGTGATCAGTTTGGTGCGGGCGACGTTTTAGTTACTCCTGAAAGACTTTTCATTAGTTCTTATGTCAAAACTGACTCCGGTCTCAGTGCCGGCGGCGCAGTTTATGTTTATGACACCAGCGACCTTTCTGCTGATCCAATAAAAATAGTTCCACCTGATCAAGGAGAGTGGACTGTATTTGGAAAGCGTATCGCTGTCAATAGTAACAAACTTGTGGTTGGTGCGTTCGATGGGTATATCAGTACGTCAAATGGATCCAAAGGTGCTGTATATGTTTACGACTTGAATGATTTGTCTGCTGATCCAATTAAGATACTCGAAGATCCGCGCGGCAATCAACATAAGTTCGGAGAATATATGTCTTTGAACGAAAGTTATCTTGCTGTCGGCGTGTCTAGGGTGGATGGAACAAACGATGCTGGGAATCCCACCGTCGACGAAGGTATAGTATACCTTTATGATATAAACGATCTTTCTGCCGCTCCAACTGAAATCGTGCCAAGTGATTTGTTGACAAACCAGTACACTGGTGCCGCGCACCAATTTGGTGCCGACATTGAATTGACAAGCAGTAAATTGTTTGTTGGCGCCGTGGGTGACGACGATCTAGGTATCGATACTGGTGCAGTTTATGTCTATGACCTAAACGACCTTTCTGCCGAACCAACGAAACTAACAGCGTTTGATGGATCGTCTCCACCAACTAGTCATGGTCGAGACAACTTCGGAGATAGGATTGTAGCGAACGAAAATTTTGCTGTAATCGCTGCCCATAGAAAAACAATGGATGGACAAGTGTATCAAGGTGCTGTTTACGTCTTTGACCTAAGCGACCTTTCTGCTCAACCGACTCAATTGTATGTGGGAGATGACGGCGACTCTGAATTCGAATTTTTCGGATCAGATGTTGCGATAACTGACGATCATGTTATCGTCGGATCGAGTTATAGTGAAAATCAAGCCGGTTCGACTTATGTTTATGATCTAAACGATCTATCCGCAGCACCAACCAAGTTAACAGCATTCGATGGTGGATATCGGGATTTCTTTGGAATTAGAGTTTCAGCAAACACTGCTCCAGCGAGCAGCGTCACTATCACGCAATCTGATAACACGTTTACAGTGACACCAACAGCAGAAATGAAAAATGCAGATTTCAACTTGCGTATTACTGCGACTGACACTGAAGACAACACAACATCTGTAACAACTAACATCATATATGTCAATCAACCACCAGTAATTGCTGGCGTTGACTCAACATATGAACTGACTCAAGGTCAGGATACTGTGATCACAGCAGTCGGAACTGATCCAGAAGGCGATGCAATCACATGGTCGTTCGAAGAAGTACTGGGATCAGGCGTTTTTGTTAAAAGCAGTTACGACACATATTTGTACAACCCGTCTACAATGGAACTAATCGAAACCATTCAAGATCCTCTGATAATGATGACTGTTGGCGGCGGTAAATTAGCAGGAAAGCGTGGTAATTCAATAAGAATATATGACCTAAATGATTTATCTACCCATGAAGTTGAAATACAGTATCAATCTACTGCAGAATCAATTGCAATTACAGATAATCACCTAATTGTAGGTCATCCATCATTAACAAACAATCGCGGTGCAATATGGGTATTTGATCTGAATGATTTAGGTTCTGGTACCGTCGATCCGTATACTGTTAACAAGACAGTACTAACTTCGCCAAATTCTGCAATGAATCGTGATTTTGGTGAAAATATCGTCGTTTCGGGTAATAAGTTGATCTGTTCGCAGTCGACTGCGTCAGGTCAAAGTTATGGAATTTTGGTCGTATATGACCTTGACGATTTATCTGCGTCTCCAACAGTACTAAATGCGTCTGCAACTTTACAAGACTGTTCCATTGCCGCTTTCGGAACGCATTTTGTCGTTGGTATACCGTTTGAATATAATGGATCTCAGGCAAACTCCGGAGCAGCGTATATTTACGATACTGAAAATTTGTCTGCAGCGCCAATATCTGTACCTTTGTTTGCTATTAGAAGCGCTAAATTTGGTAGAAGTGTTGCACTTTCTTCTGATCATGTAATAGTCCAGAAAGAAAGTGATAGAAGCGTATGGGTGTTCGATAGGAATAACTTGAGTGCCAATCCAGCAATCATATACAAACCTTCCAATACGGGTTATGAATTCGGTTCAGATCTTGCCGTATCAGGAGATAGACTCTTTGTTGGAGACAAGACTGAGAATAATAACACCGGAAAATTGTATGTATATGACTTTGCGGATTTAAGTTCTGGTACATATCTCTATACTGGGCAAGGAACATCGCATCAAATCTCTGGGTCAAATACTTATGTTGCATTTAGTGACAATATGGTAGGGTATGTTTCTTCGTCTGCACTCAACGGTGTCACTATCACACAATCTGATAACGTATTCACAGTAACACCAGGAACTCAGGATGCTTCGTTTACATTGAACATCAAGGCGACTGACTCAGAAGGCAATTCTACTAAGGTCACACCAACGTTCGATTATGAGATTCCGGTACCAGTTGTTAATGATACTTCTGTTGGAAGAATTATTGCAGCAGCATCAAATAACAACTACTCGAACAAATTGTATGCGTTTGACCTTGACGGATCAAACGAGAAAGAATTGTTCATCCCAGCAGGTATGGATAATGATTCTCAGTTCGGTGCTGACGAAAACATGGCAATCGACGGTACAATCCTCGTTGTTGGTCAACGAACTGAACAGAGAGTCTTCGTATACGATCTCGCAACTACAAACGAACCAATAGAGATAACTCCTTCGGCACCTAGTACCCTATTCGGTACATCAGTCGCAATCAGCGATGGGAAGATTATCGTCGGTACTTATGAAGGCGGTTCTGGACTAGGGGAATTCTACATTTACGACTTGGATGGTTCAAACGAAATTAAAGTTACTGAACCTTCTGCTGGATTACCAGGAGCAGGAAGTCAGAACGGTTGGACCAAATTCGGTTGGAAAGTTGCTGCGGGTCATGGAAGAATCGTAGTCGGCGCTCCAATGGCAGATGCTGACGGTGTTACAGATTCAGGTCAGGTTTATATCTATGACATGCAGGGAACGTTCATAAATACAATTTCTGCTACAGATGGTCAGACTGAAAGCGATCAATTCGGCGATTATGAGATCGCTATTGGTAACGGAAAAATTGCAGTTACTGCGTTTATCGCTGACGGCGGATCAATCAACAGTTTCGCTGGATCGGTTTATCTTTATGACCTCGATGGATCTAATGAGGTAAGACTCTACGATCCAGCACTTACAAGTGTTGCCCGTTTCGGTACTGGTCTCGCAATTGGACATGAGAAGGTTGTTGTCGGTTCAGATAACGCCGCTCACTTCTACATCTTCGACCTTGATGGATCGAATATGCAAAAGATCGCATCTACCAACAACACTCGAATCTCTGTTGCAAACAACAGAATCGTTGTCGGCGACTACGGTAAGAATGCAGCAGAGACTTCTTCTGGTGAACTCCGTGTATACGACATGAGCGGTAATCTACTGAATACAATTCACCAGTCTAATCCAACTAATCGCGCATTCTTGGGATCTTCTCTTGCAATGTATGATACAGCAGACGCAAGAGCGCATAACTTCGCTCCAACCGTTACTGGTATTGACGCAGCATATACGCTGACTCAGGGTCAGGATACAGTGATCACTGCTGCTGCAACTGATCCAGAAGGTGATGCGATCACATGGTCGTTCGAGGAGCAACTATCTGTTTCTCTAACTTCTGAATCGTTCGTTCGAAACAGTTATGCACCATATAAATTTGCAGATCCGGGGTCTTCTGATCGCCCAGGGAAGACGGTAAAAGTAAGCGGTGATATCGTTGCGATCAGTAATACTGGATATAGTAGTTATGGAGGAGCAGTATTCCTGTTCAATCATCAAACAGGACAATTGATTAATAGAATAGAACCTGATTCGACATCCGGATCTCAGTTTTTAGGCGCTTCAATTGCCTTTGGGGACGATATTGTTGTCAGCGGCGGGGAGCAATTAGCGCCTACAGGCGGAACCCAAGCAGGTGGTATTGTGATTGCAGACCTGAATGGTAATAAACTCCAATCAATCTACAACCCATCTGGATCTAACGGTGAAAAATTCGGTTTCGCTGTCACTGTGACAACCGATAGAATTGTTGTTGGTGCTCATGGGAGACATCAATCAGGAAACCAATCTGGTGCAATTCGTATTTACGACAAAAACACATATGCTGAAATAGATGGATGGATTGCTGATCCACAAGGTGCTGTAGAATATGCTAAATGGGGAGAAGTTATAGTATCCGAAGAGAATAAGGTTGTAGTGGCTAGCAAGAGTTCATATGGAAAACACTTAACTGTATATCCAGACATCACAGATTATCAAAATGGTTCATTTAGAATCGATTTCGATGGAGTTAATGAGATAGCGGATGTTGAGATTTCGAACGATAAGATTTATGTTTCGGACCAAAGAACCATCTTCGTATACGATGCTACCACTGGAAATAGACTCTCTGATGTAGTTTCATATTCTAGTAGTCAGATATCTGAACAGATATCTGTCTCTGATGGATATTTGATACTGAATCATAATTCTGGTGAGATGAGGATATATGATCTAAGTACAAATGCTTTAGCAGGATCATACAATCCATCTGAATACTCATATAATTATTCTGAGTTGGGTATAGGTTTCGGATCTGGTAAGGTTTTTGTTGCGGACTACAATGACTCTAAGAATGTTAATGAATATAATGTATTATCATCTGCACTCAACGGAACTACTGTAACACAGTCTGATAACGTGTTCACAGTAACGCCAGGAACTCAGGATGCTTCGTTTACATTGAACATCAAGGCGACTGACTCAAACGGTAACACGGCAACTGTACCAGCAACGGTCAACTTCGACTATGTCAACCAAGCGCCAACCGTCACTGGAATCCAGTCTGCTTACACGCTGACTCAAGGTCAGGATACTGTGATCACTGCTGCGGCAACTGATCCAGAAGGTGACGCGATTACATGGTCGTTCGAAGAAGTTAAGTCTGGATCAAGTTATATTGCTGTTGGTGCACCGCTCGATGACGTTCACGGAACTAACTCTGGTTCAGTTTATGTCTATGATGCTAACAATTTATCTGTTCGACCAACTAAATTATCACCAGTTTCCGGCAATTATGGTGCGAGTATGTTTATGACTAGCACTAAACTTTACGTTGGTGCTTATTCCGATGACACCGGAGGGAACAATTTTGGTAGCGCCTACGTCTATGATTTAAGCGATCTATCAGCAGCACCAACAATACTATCACCATCAACTGCGTCTGACAATGTGGGTTGGGCAATTTCAGCAACTGAAACGCATGTAGTAGTCTCTGCAATCAACGACGATACAAAAACGACTAATGCCGGTGCAGTTTATGTCTATGACGCTTCTAATTTAGGTGCAACTCCTACCAAGTTGGTTACACCTGATGGCGGTAGTTCTGATCAATTTGGAAGAGCTGTACACATAGACAGCAATAATGTTTATGTTGGTTGCCGACAACATGGTTCTTATAATCACGGAGCAGTTTATGTATATTCTCTGAGCGATCTATCAGCAGCACCAACAAAACTCGAAGATGGTACAGATTACTTACAGTTAGGTTGTTACCTCGCTTCTGATGACACTAATCTTTACGTTGGTGCCATGGGATATAATGGTAGAAAAGGTGCAGTCTTTGCTTACGCTCTGAGTGATCTATCAGCAGCGCCAACAATTATTACTGAGTCAGATTTAACGTCAAATAGTTACTTTGGAGAGCGGGTCGATGCACGTCATGGGTCTCTTGTAGTTGGTGCAGAAAGAAAATCAGAAAATGGTAATGCTTATCAAGGCGCAGTTTATGTCTATGATACTAGCGATCTTTCTGCTGCTCCAACAAAACTCACGGCACCTGATGATGGCGATACTGAATCCGAATACTTCGGACAAGATATCTCTATAAATGAAGACAGTATTGTAATTGGCGCCAATATGGACGATGGCAGAAATGGGTCAGTATGGGTTTATGATAGAAACGATCTATCAGCAGCACCAACTAAGTTGTTCGCATTTGATGCTGCTTACGACGATCGTTTCGGTTGGGCAGTCGCTGCAGTTTCTGCTCCTTCACAACTCAACGGTGTCACTGTAACACAATCTGATAACGTGTTTACAGTAACGCCAGGAACTGCTGATGCTGACTTCCAGTTACGCATTACTGCGACTGACTCAGAAGGTAACGCAACTTCAGCAACTTCTGACTTTGACTTTACTTACGTCAACCAAGCGCCATCGGTGACTGGAATCCAGTCTGCTTACACGTTGACTCAAGGTCAGGACACTGTGATCACTGCAGTCGGAACTGATCCAGAAGGTGATGCGATCGCATGGAGTTATGAGGAAGTAATCTCTGGTACGAATTATGTGGTTGTGTCAGCAGCAGGAGACGATGACAACGGGTCTAATTCTGGTTCAGTTTATGTCTTTGACGCGAATAATCTATCTGCCCAACCAACGAAACTAACTGCGTTTGATGGTGCTGCGGGTGATTCCTTCGGCAGGCATTCTTCTTTAAATTCTAATATATTAGCTGTAACATCATATGGTGATGATGATGGGCAACCTAACTCTGGTTCAGTTTACGTGTACGATTTGAACAACCTTTCTGCTACTCCAACAAAACTGACAGCATATGATATGCATAATCAAGCAGGAGATAAAAGGTTCGGAGAACGTGTTCTAGTTACCGAAGATCAAATTATTGTCGGAAATTCTTGGGATGATCAAGAGGCAACTTATGCCGGTGCAGTTTATGTCTTTGACATAAATAACCTTAATGCACAACCAACTAAGTTGACAGCATATGATGGCGCTGTGAGTGATAACTTCGGATATCGATTCGCTACGACTGCTGATAAGATATTAGTCGGATCGTTTGATGACGATCACGGAAATAATTCTGGAGCGGTATACGTTTTCGATAAGTCAGACCTTTCTGTTCAACCAACTAAGTTGGTATCTCCGGATGCTTCAGAAAACCAAATGTTTGGAATATCAATCGAAGCATCCTCTAGTCAGGTCGTTATCGGAGCGAGGGGCGATAATAGCAATACAGGCACTGCCTATGTCTATGACGCGAACGATCTTTCTGCGACACCAACGAAACTAACAGCATACGATGGGGCAACGAGCGATATGTTCGGGCAACACGTTGCTATAAGTTCTGATAAGGTAGTTGTGAGCGCATATGCTGATGATGACCGAGGGGCGCAATCTGGATCAGTTTATGTCTTTGACGCAAACGATCTGTCTGCTCAACCAACGAAACTAACAGCGTTTGATGGTGCTGCGACTGATATGTTCGGCACTGGTCTTGCGGTAACGTCTGAACAAATCATTGTCGGAGCATACGGCGGTCCTGGTAGTACATATACTGGAGTAGTTTATGTCTATGATATAAATGATCTCTCTGCTCAACCGACCAGACTAACAGCATATGATGGCGCAGGAGCAGATTATTTCGGTTATTCAGTTTCTGCAAATAATCTATCTTCGCAACTCAACGGTGTCACTGTAACACAATCTGACAATGTCTTCACAGTAACACCTGCACAACAGGATGCTACTTTCCAGTTGACCTTTAAGGCGACTGACTCAAACGGTAATGTGACTTCTACAACATCTGACTTTGACTTTACATACGTGAATCAAGCACCGTCACTCGGCGGTATTGAACCTGCGTATACATTGACTCAGGGCGTTAACGAAGTAATCGTTCCTGTAGTATCTGATGCCGAAGGCGAAACAGTTACTATGAGTTACGAAGAAGTTCTAGGCGAGGGTGTTCCTTCTGGTATGAACGGAACTACTGTAACGCAGAACGGTAATGACTTCACAGTAACTCCTGGACAACAGGATGCTAACTTCACGTTGCGCTTTACTGCAACTGATGAGTCAGGAAACCAGACAAACTTCGATTCTGAGTTTACACTAGACTATAATGACGCGCCATCAATAACTGGCGTTGATTCTTCGTATACGCTGGATCAAGGTCAAGATACTGAGATCACAGTAACAACTTCAGACTCTGACGGTGATACTGTTTCGTTGACTTACGCAGTAACTTCTGGCGACCTTTCAGGTACAACAGTAACTCAGGCGGGTAACGTGTTCACAATCACTCCTGGGGATCAAGATGCTACCTTCCAGTTGACCTTTACGGCAACTGATACAAACGGTGCAGCGACTACTGCGACCTCTGACATCACCTTTGACTATAATGCTGCGCCAGTGATCACAGGTATTGAATCTGTGTATACGCTGACTCAGGGTGTAGACGAGGTGATCGTTGGTATGTCATCTGACGCTGACGGCGACGCTGTTACTTGGTCGTTTGCAGAAGTCTTGAACGGAGGCGTTCCTTCTGGTTTGAACGGAACTGCTATAACGCAAAATGGCGGCGAATTCACAGTAACACCAGGAACTGCTGATGCAAACTTCACGATACGATTCACCCTCACTGATACAGCAGGAAATACGGATACCAGAGATGCAGACTTCTCGTTGACCTATGTTAACCAAGCACCATCGGTGACTGGTATTGACTCAACATATACTCTGACTCAAGGTCAGGGCACTGTGATCACTGCTGCGGCAACTGACCCAGAAGGTGACACGGTTACATGGTCGTATGAGGCAGTGTCATCCACGTCACAAGATCAGTTATTTGTTTCTGCGATACAATCTAATAGTTATCAGGGTTATGTGTATGTATATAATCCAACTGATTTGACAGAGGAACCAACATTGCTTACTGCGCCGAACGGTTCATCAGCAGAACGATTTGGATTTTCAATGGAAATTGATTCCGACAAAATCTACATAGGTGAGATGATGTCAGATGAATCGGATGAAACCTGGGGCGGAGCGGTTTATATTTACGATAGAAGCGACCTTTCTGCCGCGCCGACCATGCTTACTGGCGAAGCGCAGAATAACCTTCGATTCGGAAGCGGAATTTCCGTCACTGACGACTTATTGATCATTGGAGCATATGGATGGGGACCAACAACGAACAGTAATGATGATTATACCGGAAAAGTCTATATCTACAACAAATCTGACCTTTCGCTTCAGGCAACATTAACTCCTACCAACGGCGATCATCGCGACTATTTTGGACTTGGCGGAGGTATAACAGTAACATCTAATCATATCTTGATTGGATCGATGGGAGACGACGACAATAGTACTGATGCTGGAGCAGTTTATGTTTACGATGTCAATACTTATGCATTCGTACAGAAATTAACTGCGCCAGATGCGTCTGAGTCTGACAGATTTGGCGGATACTCAATAAAAACTTATGGGGGTAAGATCTATATTTCTGCTGTGACTGCGGACCATAATTCGAACGGTACTAGTGGTGGTGCTGTATACGTGTACAACGAAAGCGACTTATCCTTTGTTGAGAAACTTGTAGCATTCGATGCTGCTGAAGGAGATTACTTTGGTATGTCTGTTCTTCCACACGAAGATAAACTTTTCGTCGGGGCACACCAAAGAAACTCATCAGCAGGTGCTATTTATGTTTATAACATAAACAACCTTTCTGCTGCTCCGACAGTATTGGAATCTCCAGCAACAGGTGCAATGCTAGGATATAACACAACCATAATTGGCGATAAGTTATATTCTTCTGCTCACAGAAAAGACGCGAGTACTGGTGGTATGTATGTTTACATCCTGAGCGATTTATCGGCAGCACCAGAATTAGTAAATCCACCTGCGGGAACTGGTACTAGCATTAGCTTTGGATTTAACGCAGTTGGATCTGTTGCACCTAGTCCACTCGGTGATGTAACCGTTGCGCAATCTGATAACGTGTTCACAGTAACTCCTGGTCAACAGGACGCTGACTTCCAGTTGACCTTTAAGGCGACTGACTCAGAAGGTAATGTAACGTCAGTGTCATCTGACTTTGACTTTACATATGTCAACCAAGCACCATCGGTGACTGGTATTGAGTCTTCATATCTGCTGACAGCAGGTGGAAGCGGAACAGCAATTACTGCAGTTGGTACTGATCCAGAAGGCGATGCGATTACATGGTCTTATGAGGAAGTAGCGTCAGGATCAAGTTATGTCGTTGTTGGTGCATGGGGTGACGGCGACAATGGATCTAGTTCCGGTTCAGTGTATGTCTATGACGCCAACAATCTGTCTGCAACACCAACGAAACTAACAGCGTTTGATGCTGCTGCAGGTGATTGCTTCGGAGAGAATGTTTTTGCTACTGCTGATAAGATTATTGTTGGTGCACGCCTAGATGATGACAATGGATCTCAGTCTGGTTCAGTCTACGTCTATGACGCCAATAATTTATCTGCAACACCAACTAAACTAACAGCATTTGATGGTGCTGCGGGCGATTTCTTCGGCATCTCAATTGCTACTGCTGCTGATAAGATCATTGTTGGTGCATACGGCGAAGATTCTTACACTGGTTCAGTCTATGTCTATGACATCAACAATCTATCCGCTCAACCAACTAAACTAACTGCATTTGATGGCGCTGCGAATGATAAATTCGGATATTCAATTACTACTTCTTCCGACAAGATCGTCGTTGGTGCAAATGGTGACGATTTCAATGGTTCAGTCTATGTTTATGACGCCAATGACCTATCTGCTCAACCGACTAAACTAACTGCGTTTGATGGTGCTTCTTTTGATTCCTTCGGTTAGTAAGTTGCTGCTACTGCTGACAAGATCATTGTTGGCGCACAAGCTGACGATGACAATGGAACTCAATCTGGTTCAGTCTATGTCTTTGACGCCAACAATCTATCTGCAACACCAACGAAACTAACAGCATTTGATGGTGCTGCGAATGATCTCTTTGGACACTCAGTTGCTGCTTCTAGTGATAAGATCGTTGTTGGTGCATATGGTGACGACACTAAGGGTTCAGTTTATGTCTATGATGCCAACAATCTATCTGCTCAACCGACTAAACTAACAGCGTTTGATGGCGCTGCTAGCGATCAGTTCGGTATATCAGTTGCTGCTACTGCTGATAAGATCGTCGTTGGTGCGTATTATGACGATTCTTACACTGGTTCAGTCTACGTCTATGACGCAAACAATCTATCTGCTCAACCAACCAAACTAACTGCGTTTGATGGTTCTGGGGGCGATCAATTCGGTGTTTCAGTTACTGCAATTTCTGCTTCTTCCGCACTCAACGGCGCTACAGTATCCCAGTCTGATAATGTATTCACAGTAACACCAGGAAGTGAAGCGACTTCGTTCTCAATGAGATTTACTGCGACTGATGCGAATGGTAATGCTACGACAACGACTTCTGACTTTACGGTTGAATCGGCACCTGATCCAGAACCAGAAGTTACGACATTTAACGTGACAGTTTCTAACGGTAAGTTCTATTTGAATGGTGTGGAAGCTCCATCACTAGACCTTACTTCTGGAACAGAATATACGTTTAATGTAAACACTTCTGGTCATCCGTTTATGATCGTTGACGATAATAATGTCCTCATTGCTGATCCAACGGAAACTGGTAGTGTCTCATTCACCCCAGTGTCGGGTGTAAGTTATGAGTATAAGTGCCAATTGCATCAAAATATGGGTGGAACATTCACTATTATTGACTAACTGGATTAGTTCCAGCGTAACAACGAAAAAACTATAAATAAACAAAACCTTTAAGGAGACAGCAAATGTCACAAGTATCTTTAACTCCAATCCCAGTTGACGGCGGATCCATTGTTGACCTGTCGACTGCTGGATATTGTCAAATGGGCAATGGTCAATATTTTGTTGTTTATGCTCAAACTAATCCGAACCACGTATTTGGTTGCCTTTACACTGTAACCGGAGAAGGAACAAGTTCCCCTTCCATTACAATTCAAAAAACGCAATCTATCGCAGGTATCGCGCCGACAACTACTACTAGTTCACATTATGGACTTCGAGTCGCAAAACTTAATGACAACACAGTTGCAATTTTAGTTCAGTCGAACACATCTGCCAATGTGTACCCGATTCGAATTGATGCTGATGATGACAACAATATGTATCAGGTAGATGACGAATACACCATTCCTAGTATTATTGCCCCGCAGTATATGAGTGTGATGTTTGAACAAGTTGCCGAGAACCAAGTTGCCTTCGGTTGGCCAGAATATAGATCTTCTACTGGTTACACGTATTGTCATCTTGATAAAATTTCATTCAGTACGACTAGCGATAATATGTCTGTTACCGCCATGAGTGTTCCTGGTTCAGGACAATTTATGGAAACTAACAACAGAATTTACGGTTGGGTAAGTATGAAAGAAGTTAAATCTACGCCAGGACAATTCTTTATAACCTATTACTTGAACTCCAACAGCTCAGTCAGCAGCTCGAATGGGTATATGATTTTCCGTAGCAATTTCTCCGGAAGTCAAGTATACGATGTGATGGCGAGAACCGGTGGATCACCTCAGGATGCTGATTTGGCAGATCTGGTGAATTCACTGCCTATTGCATACTCGACGTCCGACTGGTATATGGTCGGTGAAGGGGTTGGATATGTACGCGGTTATGGCACTAATAGTAATAATGTGACCTCAGAACTAAGTTTCGCCAATGATATAGCGCGCGACTATAGAATCGATTCAAGTTACCTAGAATGGCATCAACTTGGTAACGACGATGAGAAGACAATGGTTTATATTCATTCGAATCATGGGGCTAACAATACCACCGATCAATGGTCTGATGATCAATTTAGGAATCCATATAATTATAGAATCCGAGTATTAAAACCAGGTTCGGGCAACACTCTAATCTGCTCTCCTGCCACTTCTGGCACTGTAACATTCAGTACACCGAGCGTAACACCAATGACAACACAACCTGAGTCTTTCTATAAGGTTAGTGAGTCGGTCATCGGTATGGTGGGCGTAAAAAATAGAACTTCTAACTCAAGTCATGAGATCGTAATGTGCTATCTCAAGTTCTAAACCGGCATCACTATTGATAATCTAAAAGGGGACTTCGGTCCCCTTTTTTTATTTCAATATCTTATAAATAGATCTTGTATAACTACTCACCAGGATCAGTTTAAGATGACAGACGTAAAAATATCGCAATTACAAGAATTGGATCAGGTTGGTGATAAAGACACCCTGATTGTCAACGATGCAAGCGACGGTGGCAGAACCAAGAAAGTAAGAAAGGAAAATTTATTTGCTGACACTGTTAAGAACGTTACCGATGTCGGTAATGATGCGGTTGTTAGTCAAGACCTGATCGTCAATAATGATATTGAGGTTGGTGGAGACGTTCGTGCGACAGGTGAATTAAGTTTTGGTAAATTACGCGATCACGTCACACAAGTTACAGTAAATGGCATTGTAGATAATGCTGACGATTTTCTAACGCTCGACTCTACGATTCCTACCTCTGGTGCGATCCGAGGTTATGTTGTCGACACCATGGCAGAGATGGGTGTTGGTGCACTTAATGATAAAATCGAAGGTCTGCGATACGATATCTATTCAAAAGACTCTGCATTTATTAACGATGTAATTGCGACAGCGACCCTTCCTCTTGTAGAACGATTAAACATTGACAGCGACAACCTCGAATCATTAGAAGGTGAGTTTGATCAATTTAAGATTGACGTTAACAGAGATATTGGCAACAATAATTCAACGTTGAGCAATTTAAATTCTCGTATGGGAGTTGCCGAGGGTGGTATTACAACGCTCACCAATACAGTTGCTTCGCTTGACACTGATCTGTCATCTAGAATTGATCTTACAAATATCAATCTCGGGTTGCTTACTAATCGAGTTTCAACCAACGAAGAAGCAATCCTTTCCCTTGACTCTGCGTTACAAATAGAAATAGCAGCAAGGCAACAGGGTGACGCCAACCTTGATTCTGATTTGACAGCAGAAACGAATGCTAGAATAGATGCACTTAGTGCACTTTCTGGCGATCTCGACTCAGAGAAGAGCGATCGTTTCGCAGCAATCAATGACCTTATCTCGCGACTTGACTCAGAAAAAGATGATCGTCTTGACGCAATCGAAAGCATACTGGCGCAACTGGATTCTGAAAAAGAAGATCGCTTCGATGCGATAGAAGACTTATTGGCAGAACTCGACTCAGAAAGATTTGACAGAATTAACTCAATTCAAGGCGCGTCCTCAAACTTAGATTCAGAACGTGCAGATAGAATACAAGCAGATGCTGATCTTTTAGGTTTAATCGACTCTGAGCGCGGCGCAAGGATTTTAGGTGACGCTGCGGTACAAAGCAACCTTGACTCAGAAGCGAGAGCACTTTCCCTTGCTATTTCTAATCTCTCTTCTAAAGTTGATTCAGAAACATCAAACCGCCTTGATGCAATCGAAGACCTGCTCGATTTACTTGACTCTGAACGATCGGATAGAATTGATGACAATGAAAATATACAAACTGGACTTGATTCAGAAATCTCAGCACGTATCGATGCGCTGTCAGAACTAACCAGTTCGCTTGATTCCGAAAGAACCTCTCGTCTTGCTGATGAGCAATCATTACGCCAAGATTTGACAGATTTAATTAATCAGGGCGACTCGGATACACTCGCGAGCGCGAAGGCGCATGACACGCTACTCATTGGTGACGCATCAATTGATGGTACTTCTGGTAACACTGTTGTAGAAAGAATTGACTCGGCACGAGACTATGCTATACAGCAAGCAGCGAACACTGTCGGTATCGAAAACTCTGCTAGAATCGCAGCAGACTCTGACCTACGAGCACAGATTGACGCAGAAGAACTGCGCGCAAAGGGTGAAGAACAGCGTATCGAAGACAAGATTAATAACGTCATAACCAACACAGATCCTGCTGCTATAGACTCGTTGACTGAAATCGTCAACTATCTTAATGAAGTCGACAGCGATGTAAGGCAACTCGTTTCATCTAACACAACTCGCGTATCTGACGAAACGAGCGAGCGATTGGCAGGTGACTCCGCGCTTGGCGTACGAATTGATCAGGAAATTGCTGCGCGAAGAGCAGCAGACTCTGACTTACAGGACGCGATTAATACAAGTGTCAATACAGAAGCGAGTCTACGATCTGCTGCTGATTCTGATATCAATGCAAGAATTGACCAAGAAGTTTTAAATCGCCTCTCAGTCGGAGAAGACCTACAAGGCAACATTGATTCTGCCCGAGAAGAACTGATTGATAGAATCGAGCAAGAGGAATCGCTCAGGGCGGTAGGAGACTCTGCTACCCTTTCTGCTGCGCGACTGTACACTCGTCAACGCGATGCATTAATGATCGGTGACGCGACTGTAGACGGTACAGCAGGAAACACAATTACCTCCCGTATTGCTACAGCGAAACAAGAAGCGAACACGTATACCGATAACGAAATTATTGGATTGCGATCAGGAGAGGTTACTTCTCTGACTGCAAGAATGGACTCGGCAGAGAGCAGACTGGATGATGCCGAAACAGCAATCGACTCAGCAACTGCTCGCTTATCAAATATTAATAAGACTCTCAGTGATCTGATCGACTCTGAGTCTCAACGAGCAATCGGAATCGAAGGAAACCTTCAAAGTCAGATTGACTCAGGTTTAGGTCGAACACTTAATTTAGAATCAGACCTGACCAGCATGATAGACTCGGAAACGCAACGAGCAATCAGAGTCGAAGGTAATCTTCAAAGTCAGATTGACTCGGCAACACTGCGACTAACCAACATCAATCAAACTCTGGATGGTCTTATTGATTCAGAAATGAACCGTGCTCTAGATGCCGAATCAGAATTGAGAGGACTTATTGATTCTGAGTTGAGTCGTGCCATTGACGCAGAGCGTTTCTTGCGAGATCTGATCGATTCGAGTCTGTCGCTTTCTATCAACGCTGACTCAGATATTCGTCTCGATATTGATGCGAACACAGCAGCGATTGACTCAGAGATTACCAGAGCGATTCGTGTTGATGGTGAACTACAAGATCTGATTGACTCAGCATCACTAAGACTAACCAACATCAATCAAACTCTCAGCGACCTAATTGATTCTGAGATGACTCGCGCTTTAGCAGTAGAAGGATCTTTACAAAGTCAAATTGATTCAGGTTTAAGTCGTACGCTGAACCTTGAATCTGACCTTCTCAGCAGAATCGACTCTAACTCAACTTCTATCGCTGACGAGATCGCACGAGCAATTGAAGCGGAAGGCGATTTACAAGATCTGATTGACTCCGAGTCTACAAGAGTCACTGACATCAACAAAGCATTGAGCGACCTAATTGATTCTGAGACTCGCCGAGCGATTGATGTTGAAACAAGGCTACAAAGTCAGATCGACTCAGGACTCGAACGTTCAGTCACCCTTGAATCTGACTTACTAGGAAGAATTGACTCAAACGCAACCTCTATCGCTGAAGAAATAGGCAGAGCGATTTTGGCAGAAGAAGGTCTACAAGATGCGATTGACTCTGCGACCACTCGCCTAACAAACATCAATCGTACACTTTCTGATCTCATTGATTCTGAGATGACTCGGGCGCAGGGCGTCGAGGCAAGGTTACAAAGTCAGATTGACTCAGGACTCGAGCGGTCTGTGAATTTGGAGTCAGACCTCCTCAGTAGAATCGACTCTAACTCAACTTCTATCGCTGATGAAATTACTCGTGCCATTCTTGCCGAAGGCGATCTACAGAGCGGAATCGATTCGGCAACATCTCGACTGACGAATATAAACAAGACTCTCAGTGACCTGATCGACTCAGAAATGAATCGTGCATTGGATGTTGAGAAAGATTTACAAAGTCAGATTGATTCAGGTCTAAGTCGATCTATCAACCTCGAGGCAGATTTAACCAGCATGATTGATTCGAATGCAACAGACATTCGAGCGAACAACATATTAATCGATCAGGAAATAGCACGCGCAATTCTTCGTGATTCTGAACTCAGTACTGCCATAACTCAAGAAGCGGAAACGAGATATGATGCTGACTCTGCACTACAAATTAACATTGACGCTGTAAACCGCAGAGTTGATGGGTTATTGGACAGCGCTCCTGGTGATCTGGACACAATCCTAGAAATCATTGAAGCGTTCAGAGACGCGGATAGTGATCTCAAAACACTAATCGAGAATAACTCTTCGATACTATCAACTCTGAATACCGACGTCGGTACTCTACAAGGGGAGATGGATGACGCCGAAGATATTCTTGATGATCTTCAACCGAGAATGGATTCAGCAGAGAACCGTTTAGATTCTCTTGAAGGAAGAACCTCAGTCGGCGAGTCAGATGTTGCAGATCTTCAGAGCAGACTAGGGTCTGGACCACTCGACACTGTTAACCAAGTAATCATTCCTTCTATCAACGAATTACACGGTGAGCACGACTTAGTTGAAGGTCGTATGACAGCAGCAGAATCTGATATTGCAGCAAACGCATTGTACAACCTGACTGCTTTTGATTCAGTTATCTCAAGAATAGAAATCACAGAAGATCGACTGGACTCAAACTCTGCAGTATTGGTTGATGTTCTTGGCGATATCGTTTCATTACAACTCGCTGACTCGGCACTAGGCACTAGGATCCTAGGAAACGACGATGATATCGCATCGCTCGACCTAAGAGTTGATGGTAATGACTCTGACATCGATGCCATTAGAACAACGATACAGGATATAAAGGGCGGAAAGCAGGTTCTTCGTGAAACGAATCCTCTTACAGTCAGCGATGACACAATCACATTACACCTTGCTGATGACACTAGTGTCAGTGTTACAGTTAACGATAACTTCTTAACTGGCATTTCGCTAAATCCAACAACAGGTGTTCTGACTGGATTCCGAAGAGACGGTCAAACTGTCGCGACCGGATTCGATAGCAGATATGTGCACAACCAAAGTAGTCAAGCGTTACGTTCTGTCAACCCTATAACGGTTGACAACGATACAATTACGCTTCACCTAGCAGATGGAAATACTGCTCAGGTAACTGTTGACGATTCAGATGTTAACAACTTCGTCAATAATTTGACATTCAATTCATCGGACGGTGTACTAACAGCATCACGTTCTGGATTACCTGATCTGAATGTGACACTTGATGGTCGTTATCAACCAACAGGTAATTATGTCACTACCAATAGCGCACAGGCGTTAGATCCAACTAACCCGATCACTGTTCTTAACGACACTATCACTCTGAATCTAGCAGATGGAAATTCTGTTCAGGTAACTGTTAACGACAATTACTTGACTGGCGTTGGATTTAATACCACAACAGGTCTCTTAACCGCATATCGCAATGATGCTGGATTAGTAACAATTAGTTTGGATGGACGCTATGTTGAACAAACCAGCGCTCAAGCATTGCATCCAACTAACGCATTAGAAGTGAATGACGATACAATCACTCTTTACAAAGCAGATGGTACATTCGAATCTCATTCTATCATTGATGCAATCGGAACTGACTATTTCATTACAGGTTTATCGTTCAATACTAGTAGTGGCACGCTGATTGGATCTCGTAATGACGGGAATACGGTCTCAACAAACTTCGATGGACGTTATGTCAATCAGAATAGTGTACAGGCACTACGCGCTAACACTCCACTGACTATTAGTGGTGACACTATTACATTACATCGTGCTGACGGTACATCCATCAGCGTTGATATAGACGACGAGTTTTATCCTGACGATCAAACGCTTTCTTGGAATGCTTCGTCAGGTGAGTTGACTATATCGGATGGAAACACTGTTGATATCGATGGGCGATATACTCAGACTACAAGCGCGCAGGTTTTGCGTTCTACAAACGCAATCGCAGTTAACAATGATACAATTACAATCTACAAAGGCGATGGTACATCAGAATCTGTAACAATTAGCGATGCTAACACTAACACCTATATTACTTCTCTTGCACTAAGCACCGATGGTGAACTGACCATAGGAAGAAATGACGGTGGTTCATTTACTGTTGATTTAGAAAGTCATTTCGTTGATAAAGCAGGACCGCAAGCGTTACACCCAACTGACGCATTAAGGTCGAGCGGCGACACGATTTATCTATACAAGGGTGATGGTACTCGCGAAGCAGTTACTATCGTTGACAATAATGATTTTATTACTGGCGCCTCGTTTACTGGTGGTACTCTCTCCCTAACTGGATCTGGATCTGCAGGCGCTTCGGTAAGTCTTGATGGTCGCTACCAACCTGTTGGTAATTATGTTACAACAACAAGTGCCCAAGCGTTGCATCCGACAAACGCACTGGAAGTGAACGACGATACAATTACAATTAATAAAGCAGACGGCACCTCAGAAAGTCACGACATTTCTGACGCTCTTGGTACCGACTACTTCATCACAGGTCTGTCTTTCAATACATCGAATGGTGTATTGACCGGAACGCGCAACGATGGTAATTCAGTGACTGCCGGTCTCGATGGTAGATACGATAATTACTCGAACTGGAAATTGACTGACGGTTCGTCAACCGAATCGATATCATCTGGTGAGACTATCACGGTTTCTGGTGGTGATAATGTAACCACAACGTTGTCAACGTCAACGAATACATTGGAGATTAGTGCTGAAAACGATTTCGTCACTGGCGCTTCGTTTAGTAATGGTACTCTTTCGTTAACTGGAACCGGAGACGCAGGCGCTTCGGTGAGTCTTGACGGTCGATATGTTGAACAGACAAGTCCTCAGGCACTACGTGCGACCAACCCTCTGACAGTTAACAATGACACGATAACACTTCATCTTGCAGATGGGACAACGGATGAAGTGACGATTAGTGATGCAAACACTAACTTCTACATCAACGCTGCTACATTTAATGGCGGTACTCTTTCGTTGACTGGTGTCGGAGCAGCAGGAGCATCAGTAAACCTTGATGGACGTTATGTTCCTAATGATGGAGTGCAGGCGTTACATTCAACTGATGCATTGAGAATATCTGGTGACACGATTTACCTGTATAAGGGGAACGGGACGTACGAATCAGTTACATTTGATGATGAGCACTATCATTATCAAAACCTTTCTTTCAGCGGTGGTCACAGCGGTACTGGTGTTCTTTCGATTTCTAATGGAAACTCAGTTGACCTTGATGGTCGTTATGTTCATCAGACAAGTTCGCAAGCATTACCTGTAGGGGCGGCACTTGCGGTAAACAATGATACAATTACTCTGACTCGAGCAGACGGCACTGTTGAATCAGTAACGATCTCGGACGCTAACACAAACACATACACTACCTCATTCGTATTTAATGATGTGAATGGAGTATTGTCGATCGGTAGAAACGATGGTGGCAATTTCTCTGTTGACCTCGACGATCGATACGTACATAGTCAGAGTCCGCAGTTACTCAGAACAACGAACCCTCTTACAGTCAGCGGCGATACCATCACACTCCACATGGCAGACGGATCGACAGATGCTGTAACAATTGACGACGACTTCTTCCCGAATCAAAATCTGAGTTGGAATGGAGCGAATGGTCAGATCAGTATTTCTGGTGGTAACACAATCGATATTGATGGGCGTTACCAACCTGCCGGAGATTATGTAACAACCTCACACGTTCAGGCGTTGCATCCAACAGATGCGCTACAGGTTAACAATGACACAATTACTCTGAAGAGAGCAGATGGCACAACCGAATCTGTTACAATTAGTGACGCAATCGGTACTGACTATTTCGTTACAGGAATATCATTTAATACCGGTAATGGAGTTCTTACTGCTAATCGTAATGATGGACAGACATTGACGACTGACTTTGATGGTCGGTATGTTGAGCAGACTAGTCCCCAAGCACTTCGTGCCAGTAACGCATTAACAGTATCTGATGACACAATCACAATCCATAAAGGTGATGGCACTTCTGAATCTGTTACGATCAGCGATTACTTTGAATATGACGATCAGACGCTTTCTTGGAACGGAACCACCGGTAAACTTACGATCAGTGACGGGAATACAGTCGACCTTGATGGTCGCTATCTACTACAGGGAACATATGACAATTATGTTTCTTGGAGTTTATCTGACGGTTCTACTTCTCAAGAAGTAACATCCCTTGACCTCATTAAGGTTGTAGGTGGCACGAATGTCACTACTTCGTTAAATACAACTGATAATCAATTGACAATTAGTGCAACTGACACTAACAATTATCTCTCAAGCGTTTCATGGAATGCTTCTACTGACGAAATCACGTTTGGTCGAAACGGTCTGAGCAGTTTATCAGTTGATCTGGGTCTGGCGGAAAGGTTCGACAAGTATGATCGTTGGAAGATCAGCGACGGTACCAATCACGAGTACATCTATTCTAACGATACTCTTAAGGTTGTTGGGTCTGGCGATGTAAGTACAACTTACACTGCATCGACAAACACGTTGTCAATTGGTTCTACCAACACTTATGTCGACGGTGCCTCGTTTAATAGTTCGAACGATGTTCTGACTCTGAGCAGACACTCTATGTCAGATGTCACGGTTGACTTGGGTCTGACGGAAAGATTCGACAAGTATACTTCTTGGACTATAACTGATGGCACACATGATGAGGCGGTTACCAGCGGGCAATCAGTAAAATTTGAAGGGGCGGGTGCTGCTTCTACCACTTATTATGCTGCTTCAAATACACTTCGAATTACTTCGACAGATACTAACGACTTCATCACTGGCGCTTCGTTCAGTACAGGAACAGGTATTCTATCACTCACCGGAACTGGTGGTGCAGGCGCTTCGGTTGATCTGGATGGACGTTATCTGCTACAGGGAACATACGATAACTATGTTTCTTGGAACTTAAAGAATGGAAGCACCACCGAAGCAGTTACTTCTGGCGAAACAATTGAGTTCGCAGGAAGCGGTGCTAGTAGCGTTTCATACAACGCTACAAGTAAGAAGGTAACGATTAGTTCAACGGATACTAACAATTATGTCAACAGCGCAAGTTTCAGTGGTGGTGTGCTCGCTTTGGGTGGTGTCGGCGCAGCAGGTGCTTCGGTAAGTCTTGATGGACGCTATCAGTTAGCAGGAAGTTATGACAACTACAATCACTGGAAGGTGAAGGTTGGATCAAATAACACTGACAACATCTACTCAGGAAATACGCTGAAGTTCTTGTCAGGCGGCGCAACGTCATTAGGGTATAATGCTGAAACAAACACGGTAACAATTTCTTCTACTGACACTAACACCGACACGAACTACTATGTCGATGGCGCTTCGTTCAATGACACTAACGGTATTCTAACATTATCGCGAGCAGGTCTGGGTGACGTAACAGTTGACCTTGACGGTCGTTACGCGACAAGTAATACAGATACAACATACGATTTGTATGCTTCTACAAGCGCAAATATTGACGGCGCGGCGATTACACTAGACCCTAGTACCGGAACGTCAGATCAGGTATGGTTGAAAGGTGGCAACAATGTTTCAGTAAGTCGTGTTTCTAGCAACCAAATTAACATTGCTTCTACTGATACAAACAACTATGTTTCCTCTGCTAGTTATAGTGCTGGATCTGGTAAACTGACATTACATCGTGCAGGGTTGTCCTCTATCGATGTGACGATTGGTAGCAACAGCAACAACTACCTTGACGGTGCTTCGTTTAACACTGGCAACGGTGAACTGACGCTGAGTCGTAGCGGAGGAATGTCGAACGTTGTTGTTGACCTTGATGGTCGCTACTCAACTACAGATACAAACACGACTTACTCGCAAGCAACAAGTTCTACGCTGGGTCTTGTCAAGATTGGTTACAACGAGAACGGTCAGAACTACCCAGTTGAACTGTCGAATGGTCAGATGTACGTCAATGTTCCTTGGACTGATACAAACACTGATACCAATACAAATCGACTAACCACCTTCACCGTTGAAGATGGAGACGGCACTGCTGTTACTATGTCTCACGGAAAGAGGTTCAAGTTTGTTGAAGCAGCAGCATCTGTTTCTGGATCTTCCAATTACATCAATATGAACTGGGTCGACACTTCTCCTGGTTCTACTGGTGACCCATATGATCTAGCGATTAGTCATAATAAGACTGACCGAACGAATACAACGAACAGCACTTCTCCTGGATACAGCGGTTCGTTCACTGTTGTCGATAATATCACAACCAACCCAGAAGGTCACATAACTGCAGTTAACACGAAAACAGTTTCTCTTCCTGCTGCAGCGTCTGGCGGTTCTACTGACTACATTAATGCGGCATCGTTCAATACAGGTAGCGGTGTTCTCTCGCTGACAGGCACAGGTTCGGCAGGAGCGTCGGTTGATCTAGACGGACGTTATTATATTCGTGGTGATCATATTGATCTGAACGATGATAAGAAGGTTCAGTTCGGTACTGGTGATGACTATGAAATTTCGTTCGACGGAAGTCACTTGTATATTCACCAGAATCAAGTTTCTACCAATGACATTTATATCAGTGATGTGGCGAATGCTAACAAATTCTTCTTCAATGTCTCTACTGGTGATTTCCATGCTGACGGTGATATCATCGCATACTCTAACTCAGTATCTGATGAGAAGTTGAAGGAAAACATTACGGTCGTCGAGAATGCTGTAGATAAAGTACAGCAACTTCGCGGCGTAGAGTTTACGTGGAAAAAGGACGGTGAAAAGTCTGCTGGTGTGATCGCGCAAGATGTCGAGAAGGTTCTTCCTCAGGCAGTCAAGGAGAAAGATATCATGGGTGAAGGCGAAGTCGTCAAGACCGTCAACTATGATACTATGAGTGCTCTGTTTATTGAGGCGATTAAAGAACAGCAAGAACAGATTGAAGCATTAAAGGCAGAAATCAAGGCGTTGAAGGGGTAAGGTATGGCACTTCCTGCTTCTGGACAGATTGGGTTCGGTCAGATTATTACTGAGTTCAAGGGGACGAACAGTCAGACCGAAAACGAGATCAGCGATTACTACTCGGGCGCTGGTCTCGTTACATCTGCAACTGCGCCAAACGTTCCGGCATCTGGCGAAATACGTTGGAGTGACTTTTATAATGCGTCAAACGTTTCTGGTACAGTAGACACGTCATGGAGTATGTCAGGTTGGGATCTTCAAAATTCTGTCAATCAACCAAGCGGTTACACTGAAGCATATGGATGGGTACAATTTTCTCGCGAGAATACAAACAATCGGGTAAAGATTAACTGGGCAGATGGTGATTCTACTGCTCAACCGACAGTATATACTGGATATGTAAATTACAGTAATCTGGGTACAATCACTTCGATTGAAGCGCAGTACAATGTATCATCGCAATCTTGTACCAGTCACTGTGCAACAATGGGCAGTAATGGAATTCCTAATGATGGTAGTTACACTCCTACACTATTTGGATACAGTAGCGGATCATATTATACTGTTCCGAGTTCTGGAGGATTAAAGTTTGAATGGTTGGCGATGAGCAATCCCAATCAAAATCTTTCTGGCAATATATCTGGTTCGTTCCCTATGGTGTTAGGTGGCGATCCTCATTTTAGAATAAAAATCGTATCAAGTGCAGGAACGTTCTATTCTGTTTGCAGCGTTACTGCTACACAGATATCTCTTTCTGCGAGTAACGGAAGCGCTACTGGTGGTGGATTCGGCGGTGGATTCGGCGGTGGTGGCGGATTCGACAACAATTAACCGTATAAATAACACGTAAATAAATTTTGGAACATTGGTGACATGACGACAGATGATAAAGATGTAAGAATCTCAGAACTACAGAAAGTAGTCGAAGTCAGCGACGATGACATTCTCATCGTCAGTGACACCAGTTTGGGCAACAAAACACGAACCGTTCGCAAAGGCGACCTTCTAAAAGAAATCACCAAGAATGTTACCGATTCCGGCGATAATGCTGTTGTCGCATCAGATCTTATCGTCAACAACGATATTATCTTATATGGTGATTTAAGAACAACAGGTAAGGTATCTTTCGGTCAACTTGAAGATAGGGATAACGACGTCGTGGCATCTGGTATTGCGAATACCAGAGAAATGCTTTTAGAACAAGAGGATGCTATTCCAACTTCAGCAGCATTGCGCAGTTTCATGGATGGGCAATACAACTCAATACAAGGCATTGTCGCCAGCGGATTACGAACATTAGAAGTTAGGATTGATCAGGACAGCGATTCTCTGTCAGCATTATCTCAGTATACACTGGCATTGGAAGCGGCACTGAACTCAGAAGACTCTGCATTCGCGACTGCTCTGAATCAATTAACAGCATACGTTGAACATAATGATAGCGGGATATCTGCCTTGGCGAGGCAAATAGTTGATTTAAATGCGGTGATTGCATCTAAAGCATCGGCACAAGCGTTATCGTTATTAGAAGCGAGAGTCAACGTTAGTTCCGACAGCATAAACCTCCTTTCACGCGACCTTGTAGAATTATCAGTTTCGCTCGATTCAGCATTTGAGCGACTCGATGGCATGGACTATATTATCGATAGCGCAGTTGGGAGAGCGCGAGAAGAACTGTCGACTCGACTTGATCTGGACAGCGATAGGTTAACAATCGAGTCACTAAAAATTGTAGACCTTCAATCAGAACTCGCAACTATTGATTCTGACTATATTGTCAATGCTACTGCAGACGCGAGAAGTCAACTTCGAACTCTAATCGACAGAACAGACAGCGACCTTACTATTTTATCAGATCAGTTCTTATACCTAGAAGCAAGGTTGAGCACTATCGGAAACGATTCTTCTGTCCAAGAAGCGCTCGCTACTGCAGTTGATTCTGTATATGCTCGTATTGATCTGACCGATAGCAGTATCTCTGTTTTATCTGGTAGGATGCAAGAATTTGAAGCAACGCTAGAAACGATCGATTCTGACTTCATACAAAGTGCTACTGCTTCTGCGATTCAAGGGGTCAACTCAAGGGTCGATCAAACTGACAGCGGCGTGACAGTTCTATCAGAGCAGGTAACACGACTCGAGACTAGTCTAGAAACTGCTGGACTAGACTCATCGTTTGTACATTCAGCGATTGCTACCGCAGTTGATTCTGTATATGCTCGTATTGATCAAACTGATAGTGGCGTGACAGTTTTATCTGGTAGGATGCAAGAATTTCAAGCAAGTCTAGAAACGATTGATTCTGATTTTGTCGTCGATGCGATGGCAACATCAATTCAAGGGGTCAACTCTAGAATTGATCAAACTGACAGCGGTGTTACTGTTCTATCAGAGCAGGTAACGCAACTCGAGACTAGTCTAGAAACTGCTGGACTAGACTCATCGTTTGTACAGTCAGCGATTGCTACTGCCACAGATTCAGTAATGTCAAGAATCGATCTAACCGATAGCAGTATTTCAGTTCTTTCTGGACGGGTACAAGAATTCGAGGCATCGTTGACTGAAGGTATTGACTCTGATCTGGTATTGTCAGTTGTTGGTGGCGCAGTAAACGATCTGTCGACGCGCGTTAATCGAGACAGCGATAGACTCTCAGTTTTATCACAAGATGTTACTATATTATCTGCTGAATTATCTAATGCGATTGATTCAAGTTTCGTCGTAGATGCTGTCGGTGACGCGGTCAGTGAATTGTCGACCAGAATTGACCAGGATAGCGATAGTCTAACAATTCTCTCGCAACAAGTTACCTCGCTGTCTGCTGCATTAAATAATACGCTTGACTCTGACTTCGTGTTGGATGCTCTAGCGACTGCTACTGATTCAGTTATTTCTAGAATCGATCTAACCGATAGCAGTATTTCAGTTCTTTCCGGACGCGTACAAGAATTCGAAGTTTCGCTTACAGAAGTGCTTGACTCTGACTTTGTCCTAGATGTTACTGGTCAGGCACTTAGTGACCTTTCGACCAGAATAGACCGAGACAGCGATAGACTGCGCGTTGTATCGCAAGATATCACAAATTTGTCATCAAGTATCGATTCTAGTGTCGCAACAGCTACTCAAGGGTTGGTGACTCAGGTTGAAGCAATAGATAGTGATATTACTAACATTCAATCGAAATATTTTGTGACGACTAACGTTGATGGGCATATTTCTGGTTTAGAATTATTGAATACAGGAGAGACTTCTAGTTTCGTTATCACTGCAGACACATTTAAAATAGTGAATGCTTCAAACACTGCGGTTACACCGTTTTCAATTAATGGAAATGACATTGCACTAAACGGCGATGTTACGATTAACGGAACACTGTCATCAACACAACTGGTTGGTGATGTTGCTGAAATTTATACTTATGTAAGATCGTCTGGGGGTAGTTTTGGTGTAACTACAGAAACGCAAGAGATTTATATTCCACCACCGACAGGAGGAATTTCTAAAAGACCCTTTATTGACGGTAGAATAATTTTAACCCCGTCCAGCTCTGCATCATATCAAAATTTTGAAGTAGAAATAAGATATGTATCTGGTCCGACGTTTAGCACAACGCTTACTGGTTTCTTGGGTGCTATCCCTAGCGGTTGGTCAGGACGTAAAGAATATGCTAGATTTTCTGGAAATTATACTGATAGAGTAGTTAGTGGTGGAATAATTTATACTAGCTCAGGTGGTTCGAGAGCATTTTATGGTGCTAATTATGATCCAACAAGCAACGAAACGTTGTTCCTTTATGATGAGGATGATGGACCGATAGGAGATAACGCAACATGGGAGTTAATACCTTCTTCCGCAACTAACACCGCTGACTGGAATAAAATTGGTGTAACTAATGGAGGCGGCGGCGGAGTAGACGGTCGCATTCACAATGTGTCTATTCCTTTCAGTGGTATTTTGCCATCAACAACTGCATCACAAGGAATCACGCTCGCAGTAACATGGAAGCTTTCCAATTATGTGGGACCCGCTTTAGCTTATTTTCGCTCTCTTGAAGCGACTTATGGATACCAAAGGTAAAGGATATAGAAATGATAACATGGACTATTGTCTCGATGGACAGGAATATTTCGGACGGTGGCGTTTTCGCCGTCCGCTGGAAATGTACAAAATCTGAAGACCTCGATGGCAGCATATTTTCTGTTGATTATGAGGGAATGACAATTTTTAATCCGGATTCTCAAGACTCTTCATTTGTGGAATATGATAGTTTGACAGAAGAGGTGGTATTAGATTGGATTCACTCGAATTCTAAACTGAAAAGAGACACCGAAGAGGAAGTAGAATTTAGATATAGAGTCGAATCTGAAGAATTTTTAAGAGTTGCTTCCGGACTCCCTTGGTGATTCGTTGTGCATAATCATTTTCTAGACAAGAAACGTAGGCATATAAATCTACGCACTGCGAAAGTAGGCGGTGTTCTTCCTGAACACTTTGCGGCATCATATCCGAAATTTATTTCGTTGCTCGAACACTACTATGAATTCATGGACTCTGACGGTTCCTCAACAGAGATGCTCAATCACTTATTCGCTGCGCGCGATATCAATGAAACTGAGATAGATTTGCTTTCATTTATCGAAGACGAGTTGTTACTTGGTGGTTCATATTTCCAAGGGTTCGCGAATCAAGACGCAACCCCGCAAGAGCGCGAGGCGCAACTACGTGCTGCTGCTAACTTCTCGAATATTATGTTCCGCTCAAAGGGGACACGGTTCGCTATCGAATGGTTCTTCCGTTCTTTCTACGGGATTGATGCCGAGGTAGTGTATCCAAAAGAAAATATATTTAAGGTCGGCGACGTCAACTCAAGGATTGGCGCCGACTCTCTGCGCTATTTAACCAATGATGAACTGTATCAAACGTTTGCACTTTTGGTTCGTGCTAGTGTTCCCATATCGCAGTGGAAAGACTTGTTCAAACTGTTCGTACACCCTGCAGGTATGTACCTCGCCGGAGAAGTATTACTAGAGGATACGGTACAGTCTCTGGTAAGTACGCGCATGGACGACTCTGCAGTCTCTCAGAGGATTACCTCATCATATTCTATAGGGGTATCACCCTCTGACTCTGAAGACGAGGGAACATTATTTAAGTTTACAGTGAGCGGAACTGATGTGCCAGATAATACAGATGCGCTTTATTATTATGTGGATCATATTTCTACATCTGACTCAGATTTCGTATCGCCTCCGCCGAGCATATTGTCGCCATCATACTTTGAAATAAATGACAGTGCTGGTACTGCGGTCGGTAAGTTTTCTATTCCAACTAGAACAGATTCTGATGAAGCAGAAGGCGTTGAGCAGTTCAATGTATTTGTAATTGATGACGAAGAACGTGTAAAGGGTCAGTCATTAATTAATCTGAACGATGTTGTTTCTTCATATGTTATCACACCATCGTCTGCTACACCAAGCGAGGGCGATATCATAACATTTGATATTGCCGGAACAGACGTACCGAATAACGGCAACACAACGTTGTACTATTACGTTACGCATGGTACAACCTCAGACTCGGACTTCACAGTTGCACCGCCAATGTCCACTGCCGCGCAACCGTTTTCTATATTAAACAGCAACGGTTCATTCTCGCTGAGAACAATGGTTGACAATGTTGTAGACGATAACGAAACTTTTACAGTTTCACTACAAACTGAAGCGAGTGGCGGCATAGCGAAAGGTTCTGTTTTAATTACTGTTTCTGATACAATTCCAACGTTTGATCTGACTGTCGACGATCCAGTGGAAGGCAATCCGCTTCTCGCTTCACTGTCAGTTGATTCGACAACAATCGGGGACACAGTTAACTGGAGCGTTACAGGCGCTGCTGCTTCAGATTCGCGCTTGTTATCTTCTTCTGGTTCGTTTACAGTTACGGGTGTCAACGATACTTACTTTCTGTCTAACACAACTTCTCTACTCACATATCAAGGTCCAACGGCAGGAACTGTCTCGTTTACTTCTGACCTAGGATTTACTGCCAACGATACCTTTGATATTTTAGATCAGGCACCTGTTTATACCATCACGCCTTCTTTTGCGATTGCGACCGAAGGCGATTCGGTATCATATGAGATCGGCGGTACAAATATCCCTGACTCAGATGTGAACTTTTATATCAATTTTGGGGAAACTTCTGCTGCAGATTTCGTGGGAACGGTTCCGCAATCAGGTTCTCCTGACACCATCACCATGTCAGGCGGCGTCAGTTCCCCTTCACCGCTACTTCAGTTTGCGACTAACGGTGACCTCGACCCAGAAACATTTACTGCAGTGGTAGAAACAACTACCGGAACTGAACTCGCAACGCTAGACTACACCATCGCAGGAAACCGCGTGTATCAATTAAGTTTGGACAGCGCCAACCTAGAGATCAATGAATCGAAAGTGGTACAGACTGTTTCGTTCTATACGACCGATTCCGACGGAACATACTATTACTGGTTTCAAGGGGACAATATAACCTCCGACGATTTCGTTTCTGGGTTCGCTCCTGTTTCGGCAAAACAAGCGTTTACCGTTTCTACAAGTTATGGTACAATCTTTGCTGATCTGAACGAAGATCTTCTCCGCGAAGGTACTGAGACATACAAAGTTCTGGTTTCTAAAACAGCAGGAGGCGGTGCGCTTGCTGAATCACCAACGATTACAATCCTTGACACAAGTATTCCGACGTACACTGCAGATGCGTTCAATGTGACAGAGGGAAATCTGTTCACCATTAGCACTATAGCAGATAGAGCACAAAATGAAGCGGTTCATTTTGCGATCACTGGCAGTGCTGGAATAACAAGCAGGTTCCCTATAACTTCTAAAACTGCTGTTGTAAATTCAACACCGACTATTACTCAGTTCGTTACGACCTCAGATGATATTGGTCATGGAGATTTGACAGGAACAGTGACGTTAAGACTCGATAGTGCTAATGGATTGTTTTTGGCATCAGATACCTTTGTTCTATCTGACGAAGCATCCGTTTATTCTTTATCGACTGACCTCGCTAATGATTCTGCCAACGAAGGTGACACGATTAACTTTACGTTTGACGGCACAAATATTACTGATGGCACATATTATTATCGTACATCAAACATATATCCGGTCAGAACAGATCAGGTCGTTCCTCAAGGAACATTCTTCATATATCTTGAAGACACTTCCAACCTCGCGCTGGGTATGGAGTCTAACACTCCGGATGTTCCTGGAACTATCGTGAGTATATCTCCTGGATCTGGCGTGACTATGAGTAACGCAGTTCCGCTTTCTTCATTACCAGTCGGATACGATTTTCACTTCGCGCAACCTGAAGTGTTCGAAGACTTTGATGACATATATGAAGCATCAGGTTCATTTAGCGTCTCCTCAAACTCAGGAACATTTCGAGTCGACGTAGCAGAAGATTCTGATCTATCAGATGACGTTTATACGTTCGGTGTTTACGATTCTCATGTCGGTTCACTACTCGCTTCACGATTAATTAATATTAATGACACAACCCAAGCAGATATTGTTGAGATATCCAACAAACCTTTTGGTATCACTACGTCTGGAAACAGTCAGTCAGTAACGACAACTGTCAGGTTCGAACCTGATGGTGATATTATGAGTTCCAACCCGTTCAATCAATTTGTTACAAACACAGTTGGAACTTGGTTAGATCCAACCACTAACCTGCCAACGAGTGCAGGAGATTATGTAATCAAAGCGACTCGTAATTATTACTCCGGAGTTGCTACTGGAAGTTTCGGCAGTTGGGAAACGCTGGATCAGAACAGAACTTGGTCCATAACAGTTACTGATCCCAATTTTATGGCAGACCTGCAGATTTTGTTTGAGATTCGCGAAACTTCAAACCCTAGTAATTCCGACAGTTGGCTTGTATTGCTTGAAGCATATGAAGCGTTTGAAGGAGGAGAACCAGTATGACAGATCAAGATAAGAAAAACATCAAAGACGATTATGAAACCTCTCGCGATACATATCTTGATTTAATTGAGAACGGTAAACGTGGCATGGACCTAATGATGGAGGTCGCGCGCGAGAGCGAGCACCCACGTGCGTTCGAGGTTCTATCCGGCATGATCAAGAACATCGCTGATGTGACCGACAAACTGATGGATCTAAATAAAAAGAACATGGATATAATGAGCGATCCTAAGAAAGAAGAACAAAAGGCAATCACTAATAATAATGTTTTCATAGGAAGTACCACTGACCTGCAGAGACTACTGCAACAAAATGATGAGAAGGTGATTGATGCTAGCGATCAGGATGAATGATAGTTACCTTGGTAATATTAATGTAAAACGGGATGGCGTACAACAACAATGGACTGAAGAACAGGTCGTTGAGTATGCTAAATGTATGAAAGATCCTGCATATTTTGCACGAACATATGTAAAAATCATTTCTCTCGATAAAGGACTTGTCAACTTTGACCTTTACCCATATCAAGAAAATATGTTTGACCACTTTAATGATAATCGTTTCTCGATCGTCCTCGCCTGTCGACAAAGTGGTAAGTCTATTTCATCCGTTGTTTATCTATTATGGTATGCTATATTTCACCCTGAGAAGACGATCGCTGTCCTCGCTAACAAAGGTGCAACCGCTCGAGAGATGCTCGCCAGAGTCACCTTGGCGCTTGAAAATTTACCGTTTTTTCTACAGCCAGGGTGTCGCGCTCTTAATAAAGGTTCAATTGAGTTTAGTAATAATTCTCGCATTATTGCTGCTGCCACCTCTGGTTCTTCTATACGTGGTATGTCTGTTAACCTGCTTTTTCTGGACGAGTTTGCGTTTGTTGAGCGTGCTGCTGAGTTCTATACTTCAACCTATCCTGTTATCTCATCTGGTAAAGATACGAAAGTTATTATTACATCTACAGCGAATGGTATCGGAAACACCTATCATAAAATATGGGAAGGTGCTGTACAAAAGGTTAATGAGTACAAAGCATTCACGGTAAATTGGTGGGACGTTCCTGGTCGAGACGAGGAGTGGAAACGACAAACAATTTCAAACACTTCGCAATTACAGTTCGACCAAGAATTTGGTAATTGCCTAGAAAGTCGTTCTCAAATAACTGTTCTTATAAATAATATTATATACGAAATAAGAATAGGCGATTTTTATGACTGTATCAGAACAAGAGAAACACTTGGTTTATCTTTTGAAGAGGAAGTCAGACTCAAAGCAATACGTTGGGATTACCATACAACGTAGATTCAAGATTCGAATGGGCGATCACAAAAGGTCTAATCGTTTTAAAGGTGACGATTTCGATGTACAAATACTTGAAGAATCTAACGACCGAAACTATATTGAAGGAAGAGAAGAGTATTGGATTAATTCCCTTGATACGTTTAATAATGGGTTGAACGAATCTCCTTCTGGTAAAGGGTATGGGCACAACTCGCCTAACTTCACAACATTGGGATATAAGTTTTCTGACGAACAAAGAAAAAAAATGTCTGAGTCAGCAAAAAAACGCGCAAAAAGAGAAGGATTTCACATAAGGTCAAAGAGAAGTAAAGAAAATTACAAAAACCCAGAATATATTAAAAAACAAAAAGAATCCAAATCAGGAAAAAGATTAAGACCGCCAAAATTGACAGACAATCAAGTTGATGAGATCAGAGATACTTTTGCGAAAGAACTAGATAAAATAAGAGAAGAACTGATACCGATTAACGAAGAAAGAAGAAAGAAAAATTCTGGTTGGAAACCGATAACTCCATACTCTACATTCGCCAGAAAATATTGCGAGTATTATAATGTTACTGCGAAATGCATTGCAGATATAGTGTCTGGAAAAACTAGAACGGAGAGGCTCCCATCGATATACAAATCTTAACACCTTCTGGATTTCAAAAATTTCATGGTGTAAATCGTTATTGGCATGATTATGGGTTTCGTTTTGTATTCGAAGACGGCACTGAACTTTGCACCGCAATCAATCATAAATTTGTTATTACCAGTCAAGTCAAGTTTGCCAAAGATATTTTCTCCGGAGATGACATAGGAAAGGTTGTTGTTCGTAGGGAAGTTTGCGAGGGGCAATATTTTTATGACCCGCTGAATGTAGAAAACGGCAAAGTTTATAATCACGATAAATCGTTTACTTCCCACAACACGTTCTTCGGAACGGGGGATACTTTGATCGGCGCAGAAACTCTATTGAATCTTAGGGCACTGCCACCGATCAAAGTATTGGAGAATGGTTGCCTCAACGTATACGAAGAAACACAACCCAGTCATGAATATCTCATGACTGTTGACGTAGCGAAAGGAAGAGGACAGGACTATTCGACTTTTACAGTTATCGACATTGCCACACGCCCGTTTCGTCAGGTCGCTGCGTATCGGAACAACACTATTTCTCCAATACTCTTCCCTGATATTATATATAAAATCGCGAAAGCATACAACAATGCATACGTCGTAATTGAGTCGAACGATCAGGGCGCAGTCGTCTGTAATGGTCTGTACTACGATCTGGAGTACGAGAACGTACACGTAGAGTCTGCCGTGAAAGCGAATGCTATTGGTATTGAGATGACACGAAGGGTCAAGCGTCTCGGTTGCTCGGGTATTAAAGATTTGCTAGAAGAGAAAAAGCTTGAGATTGTTGACGAAGATACGATCATGGAAGTGTCTACCTTTGTATCGAAAGGAGTGTCATACGAAGCAAGCGAAGGAAACCACGACGACCTCATGATGAACCTCGTGATGCTAGGGTACTTCATTACAACTCAGATGTTCGCTGATATGACAGACATCAACCTAAAGCAGATGATGTTCGAACAACAGATGAGACAGATCGAAGACGACATCGTTCCGTTCGGTTTTATTGACGACGGTAGCGACGCAATTCAGCAAATCGAAGAACAAGAAAGGATGAAATACGAACCGTGGCAACTGTTCGACCCATATGATCTCTAAAAAGCGTTAAGTATAAATAATGAATGATTGAAAGAAATACACCGTATTATGAAATCTTATCATAACTTAACGAAAAAAAGGACACGATTATGGCACTCAAATTGTCTGAGTCTCCTAATATCGTCGTCAAAGAGATTGATCTGTCGGGCGTTGTTCCGGCAGTTACATCATCAACTGGCGCGTTAGTCGGAGATTTTAATTGGGGACCAGCGGAGCAACCAATCCTTGTCGGTAACGAAGCGGAATTGGCAGCGAATTTTGGTGCACCCTCTCTCTCAGGAGGAGCGTCTTCCACGGACTTTTTGTCTGCGGCATACTTCCTCAAATATTCTACAAACACCTTTGTAACTCGCGCAGTAGCAGATTCTGACTACAGTGCGGCAGCAACCTTTGCAACTACACAAGACTCAGCGGCGGAAACGATTGACATTCAAGTCAAGAATCGCGATGCGTTTGATGGCGGTGACTTCAGCGATAACCAGATCATTGCAAAGTATCCTGGTTCAGTCGGTAACTCTCTCGCAGTTTCTATTTGTCCAGCAACTGCTGCTGTAGATCAAGTTGGCGATTCAGCAGGTGCTCCTGGTTACGTTCCAGCGATCGCTGCTGATTCAGCATTCGAAAACTGGGCATATTCCGGCGCATTCGACGCTGCTCCAACAACTTCATCTTACGTTGCTGCTCTGTCGCAAGACGGTGCAGATGCATATGATGAAGCGCACGTTGTAGTTGTCGATGAAGATGGCGTTCTCACTGGTTCGAAGGGTACTGTTCTAGAAACATTCCCATTCGTTTCATTGGCAACAGATGCTAAGACTGTCGATGGTTCTTCTAACTACATTCTTGACGTATTGAACGATCGTTCGTCATACGTATGGGGTGCAGATTTAACAGACGCAGAATTGACTTCTGCTTCAGCGTGGGACAGCGCTTCTGGTACAGATAACGTTCTTGACTTCTCGCTTACTCGGGGCGGTCGTGATTCTAGTGTAACAGTCGGTAAGGATGGTTATTTAACAGCATTCAATCAATACGAAGACGCCGATGCGATTCAGGTAGATTTCTTAATCGCACCGCAAATGGCATCTCAAGATGATCAAACAGCAATCATTACTGACCTTGTGGCAACTGCGACAGACCGTAAAGATTGTGTTGTTGTTTCTTCTCCGCACCGTGACGCAGTTGTTGGTATTAACAATCCAACTACAGTTGTCGCCTCAGTCAAGGCATTCGCAGACGCACAGGTAGCATCATCATACCTCGTACTCGATAATAACTTCTTGAAAGTTTATGACAAGTACAATGATGAGTATACGTTTATCCCAGCAGCATCTTCAACTGCAGGTTTGATGGCATCAACTGACTTCACTTCTGCACCATGGTTCTCGCCTGCAGGTTCGCGTCGTGGTCAATACCTTGGCGTGACTTCATTGGCATACAGCGCAACTAAGACTCAGCGCGATACGCTGTACAAAGCATCTGTTAACCCAATCGTCAACCTTCCTGGACAGGGTATCTTGCTCTATGGAGATAAGACTAAGTTGGGTCGCCCATCAGCATTCGACCGAATCAACGTTCGCCGTTTGTTCCTAGTGATGGAGCGTGCTATCAAGCAAGCAGCGCAAGGTGTTATGTTCGAATTCAACGACGAGTTTACTCGTGCTGAGTTTGTTAACATTGTAGAACCATTCCTGCGTGAGATCAAGGGTCGTCGTGGCATCAGCGATTTCCGTGTAGTTTGTGACGAAACAAACAACACGCCTGATGTTATCGACAACAATTCATTCGTCGCATCTATCTTCGTGAAACCTGCGCGTTCTATCAACTACGTTACATTGAACTTCGTAGCAGTTAGAACTGGCGTAGACTTCGAAGAAGTTGTTGGAATTGTATAAGGAGAATAGAAATGGCAATTTTAGGTGTAGATGACTTTAAGTCAAAACTCCGTGGCGGCGGTGCTCGTGCTAATCTATTCAAGGTTACACTGAACTACCCTGCATATGCTGGCGGTGATGTAGAACTTACGTCGTTCCTTTGTAAGGCGGCACAGTTACCACAGTCAAGTGTTGGTTCGTTCCCAGTAAACTTTCGCGGTCGCGAATTAAAAGTTGCTTCGGAGCGAACGTTTGAAGATTGGACAGTAACAATCATCAACGATACTGACTTTGGTGTACGTGATCCGATGGAGCGTTGGATGAACGGTATTAACGGTCATGCGGCAAATACTGGTCTGGTCAACCCTGTTGACTATCAGGCAGATTTGATCGTTGAACAATTAGATCGTGACGAGTCGGTTATTAAACGTATAAATATACGTGGAGCGTTTCCGACAGTACTCAGTCCAATCGAGTTAAGTTATGACACGCGTGGTGAGATTGAGCAGTTTACTGTTTCATTCTCATACCAGTATTGGGAAAGCAATACTACAAGTTAAACTAAAACTATATGAGGTGGGGGCGAAACCCCCCACCATTTTTACTGAATATATTGAATGGGAAGCCTGAGCGGCAAGTGAGAAACGTGAAAAAAATTTATGTAATTGTGTTATAAAATTATTTTAGAACGCTCAGATTCTACCAGAGGTGTAGTCCATAGAGCGTTTTCGTTTAGGAACTATATTTTTGGGAAAGAATAATGGCAGACGAGCAGAACAATATATTCAAGCTATTTGGATTTGAAGTCCGAAGAGCGCAAGGTAAAACCGGAGAGAAGAAAGAACTACCTTCTCCAGTCCCCCCAACCGATCCGGATGGCGCTGGATACATAACCAGTGGCGCGGGTTACTATGGTCAATACATCAATATCGAAGGCGATCAGGCGAAAGATAATCACCAGTTGATTATGCGCTATCGCGGCGTATCACAACACCCTGAAGTTGACATGGCAATCGAAGAGGTTGTTAACGAAGCAATCTCTGCTTCTGAGTTGCAGTCTTCAGTAGAGTTGTCGCTCGATGATGTAGAAGCACCTGACAAAATTAAAGATCAAATTCGTGAAGAGTTTGATGGCGTTGTTGGCATGCTAGACTTCAACGAATTATCACACGATATATTCCGTGGATGGTATGTCGACGGTCGCGTGGTTCATCACCTGCTCGTGAACGAAAGCAATATGAAAGCAGGTATTCAAGAGATTCGTAATATTGATGCGGCAAAAATCCGTAAAGTAAAAGAAGTCAAGTATAAGAAAGATCCGAAGACAAACGTCAAGATTATCGATAAGATCGAAGAATACTATGTGTACGAAGAAAAACCAGGAACGTCAAGGGCGACTGGGTCAGCAGCAACTTCATCAGCAGTTCGTATCTCGACTGACGCGATCAGTTATGTGACATCTGGCGTATTGGATGAGTCAAGAAAGAAGGTTCTTTCCCACCTTCATAAAGCACTCAAACCAATCAACCAGTTGCGTATGATGGAAGACTCGCTGGTAATCTACCGCCTCGCGCGTGCGCCCGAGCGACGTATCTTCTATATCGACGTGGGTAACTTGCCACGCGGTAAGGCAGATCAGTACATGAAAGATATTCAGGCAAAGTACCGTAACAAACTGGTGTACGATGCCAACACAGGTCAGATCAAGGATGACCGAAAGCATATGTCAATGCTTGAAGATTTCTGGTTACCTCGTCGAGAGAACGGTCGCGGTACTGAGATCACCACACTTCCTGGGGGAGAGAACCTCGGGCAGATTGACGATATCGTCTACTTCCAAAAGAGATTGTATCGTTCGCTCAATGTTCCGGTGAACCGTCTGGAACAAGAGGCACAGTTTTCATTGGGTCGGTCTTCTGAAATTTCTAGGGACGAGGTTAAGTTCCAGAAGTTTATCGACCGACTCCGTCGTCGTTTCTCTTGGATGTTCCTAGGGATTCTCCGCAAACAGTTATTGCTCAAGGGCATTATCACCGAGCAAGATTGGGATGGATGGAAAGACGACATCTACATCAACTACGTTAAAGATAATCACTTTACCGAATTGAAAGAATCAGAAGTTCTTCGCGAGCGTATGGCGTTGCTTGATCAAGTTTCGCAGTATGTTGGTGATTACTTCTCGAAAGAATGGGTTCAGCGTTCAGTATTACGACTCTCTGATGACGATATTAAGGATATGGAAAAGGAGATCGCTGGGGAAGAACCTAGAGACGAAGAGGAACCGGAAGAGAAACCAGAACCAAAACCAAAACCGGAACCAAAACCTCAACAACCAAAACAACAAGAAGAGCATTTTTTATATAAAGATGGGAACTCGGACACCGCTCAAGACTGTTATGAAGAAGAGATTGACCTAGAGGACAATCGTTACATACCGACTCAACAAGAAGAATTGATGGAGACGATGAATCGGTATATGAATAAATTGGTAGACGACGAAGAGCGATAAAAGTTCATGGAGAAGCTAGACCCTGAGGTCGTTTATGCTTTTAACATTGCTTATACAACTGAAGAATTAAAAAAGCAAGAAAAACGACTACAAGAAGAGATTGATGCTAAATTCACGAAAGGACTGGTTGGTCCACGTGGACCACAGGGTGCACGCGGAGAAAAGGGTCTTCGCGGTGATAAAGGCATCAAGGGTGACCGAGGTCTTAAAGGGGATCGTGGCGAACGCGGCATCCAAGGTAGTAAGGGTGTAAAGGGTAATCGCGGTGACGTTGGTCCAATGGGTCTACAAGGCGACGTTGGTCCGCGTGGTCCTAAAGGCGAAGTTGGTCAGATCGGTCCGAGAGGCATCCAAGGTATACAGGGTATCCAAGGTCTCCAAGGCGAGATTGGTCCGCAGGGTATTCCTGGTCCAATAGGTGATCAGGGTGAGCGCGGATATCCTGGAGTTCAGGGACCAAAGGGCGATCGGGGCGAAACAGGTTTACTTGGTCCAATCGGTCCAATCGGTCCGAAGGGCGATCGCGGCGAACTTGGTCCAACTGGTCCAATGGGACCAAAGGGCGAGAAAGGTGAGAAGGGTGACCCAGGAGAGGTGCCAGATTACGAACCTCGCTTCGAAGAACTGGTCGGAAAGTTTACTAAGAAGATCGCTGACTTTGAGAATGATGCGAGCAAGCGTCTACAACAAAGACTCAAGATGCTTTCTGACGGAACTGTCGGCGCTACTTCTGGCGGCGGTTCATATCAACTTCTTGATAATCGAGATGTAGAATATAAGTCAATAAAACACGGTGAAGTCATTAATGACGGCATCTTAATTTTTGACGAATCAATTGGTAAGTTTAAGGTCCGCTCCCTTCCTGAGTTGGTGAATGAGGTTAGCAGTAAGCACTCTTATTTTGAGTGGACTACTAGCGGCGAGCAAGATCAGTTCCGTACTACTGCTTCTTTCTTCGAAAACGATAACGAATATTCTATCCGCGCAGTCAATTTAGTTGACGACCAGATTCAAGTAGAACTTGCAAACTTCTCTCCTACTTTCTCAGTAACAGGGCAATCATTAAAGTGGGATGAACCAGCAACTAAGTTTAGTGTTTCGGTAGAGAACCCTGACGATTTTCCTTCTCGTTTTATTGCAGCGGCAAATATTATTAACGCTTCTGCTGGCGTTACACAAGCAATCTCGAACTTTAATACGAACGGACCTAACCTTGACCCCAACGGTGGAGTAGACTGGAGGCAAGAATTTACTCACGCAGATTCAGCGGTGATATATTCTAACGGTTCTGGATTATCTGGGGGCAGCGCGTTCCTTGAAGTTTGTTTCCTTGAAGACGATGGTTCAGTTTACTCGGATGTAGAAGAGCGGATCAACTTTAACTGGGCAAACGCAAACTCTACTGTCAGATTCCGAAACCTCTCTGGCAAAAACTTCCTTCAGTATTATGACAAGGTAAACTATACTGTTTCAATAACAGGATTGAGAAATAATAATAATGCACAGATCGTAGTTGAACCGCAACAAGGTACGCTTTCGAATGCATCAGGAAGCGGTGTGATGACATTCGCCGAGTATCTCCACAAGAATAACAATAGCGGCAGAACAATTGATCTGACAGCAACGTTTACTCGACCAGCATCAGTGACGGGTGTAGAGTATACTGTAATCGATAATGATGATGACACAACAATTAGTGCGTCATTCTCGTACCCTAGTTTCTCTGTGTTTACGATAGATAATGCGACAGTTCCCACGAGGTCAGATGTCGTAACCGGATTCGACTTCTCTTCTGATGTCGTCGAGTATTCAAACCACGATAAAGATATATCTGGTTTCATTACAAACCCTGCTGACGTGCCTCAGTGTTTTTGGTTTGGTGTGAGAGGAAGCACATCGCAACCTAACGTATTCCAAACCGGACCAAGTGCTTCGCTGTTATCGGATGTAACGATTACATCAGGGTATACCGTAGAGTTGTTCCCCGATTCTGCTGCTCCTGATTATATTCCAGAATCATACAAACTTTATGGTATTACGCTGCAGCCAGGTGATACTTACGTGAGGATTGCATAATGGCAAATTATGATGGTCTGACACGTAATACATGGACGGGTACTTGGTCGCCAAGCGGTGACCACCCGATCGCGCTCGACACGGAAATTCGTGGTGGATTGCGATTTATTACCGGCGATTCAGACGATCGTATGGAAGACATTCCTGGACAAAGACTTCAGGAAGGCATGCTTGTTTACCTAAAAAATGGTTATTCTTCTTTTGACGGTGATCAATATTATAAATACACTCTAAAGGAGGGCGAAGAAAGAGACGCTTCGACCGGAGACCTTCCGAACGATAGCGATTATTGGGAACCTTTCTTCTTTGGCGGCGAAGGATTAGTCGCCGGTAATGGTATTTATATGCAACCTGCGGGAGATAAAACTCTTATCTCCCTTACTGACACCGGAGTTCAGTTCGGTCGATACGGCGGCGGAAACAAAATTCCATCGCTTATTATCGACATGCAGGGTCGTGTTATTAGCGCCAGCGAATCTCCAATTCAGAATTCGTATAAATACAACCTGAGCGGAAATAGCTACTCGCTCGAGCATAATGGTATTAATAACTTGATTAACTTTTATGTGTTGGATCCTCATGGTAATGTTGTTGATGTAGATGTCAACATTAGTGATTCTGACTTGACAGTTGAATCCAGCATCACACTTAATGGACATAGCCTTTATGTTATCTCAAACTAATACAGTTTAACTTTTATTCTAGAATAATAACAAGGGGAAACTCTAATGGCAACAAAACAATTTTACCACGACATTGACCTTGTAAAAGTAGGTCAATTAGTAGATGCGCGTATTCAAAACGTCACATCTGCTGAAGCTAGTGTTCTCGCGGGACAACTTTCTGCAGCTAACACTGGTTTAATCATCTTTGATACTACCCTCCAAGCAATTCGCATCTGGGACGGCGTAAAGTTTTCAAGCGTATCGTCTGATATCGACGGAGACGTAGTATTTAAAGGCGTTATCAACCCAACTAACGCAGACACTGCATCAGTTGACGCGATCAAAGGTTATCAGTATGTAGTTGATGCTGCTGGCGATCTCGCTAAGACTGGCGTAACGTTCTCGCCAAGCGCGAAGGTTGAAGTAGGCGATATCGTTCTCTTCACATCTTCAACTGAAGCAACAGTCTTCAACCGTAACATCGATGCTGCTACAACTGATCAAGCAGGTATCATCGAGATTGCTACTCAAACAGAAGTTGATTCTGGTGTAAGCACTTCACTCGCTGTCACTCCAGCAACTTTGGCGGGTTCTCAACTCGCTTCTGACGTCGCGCAAAACCAGCAAGACATCAGCGACAATGCTAGCGACATCGAAACTCTGCAAACCTTTACCGGCGAAGGTACTGCCCTCAGTACAACAGCAACTGATCTTGCTGCAGCAATCAACGAGTTGGTATCCCGCGCGGACTCCGCAGACACAGAAGTCGACGCTCTTGAAACATTCGTAGGCGAAGGCACTACACTTACTACAACAGCAACTACTCTTGCTGGTGCTGTAAATGAGTTGGTAGGTCGTTCAGACTCTGCTGACACTCGTATGTCTGCTGTTGAAGGTGAAGTAGATTCCCTTCAGGTATTTACTGGCGAAGGCACTGTACTCGACACAGTTGCTACTGATCTCGCTGCTGCAATCAACGAATTGCACGGTGAAGTAGATGCTAACTTTGCTGCTATCGAAGGTAACGATTCAGACATCGCTGCAAACGCTGCTCAAGCTGCTGCCAACCTTGCTGCAATCATCGCTAACGATTCCGATATCGCTGCTCTCGACGCTCGCATCACTGAGGTAGAAGGTGATATTCTCTCAGGCGTCGATTCCGACATCGCACACCTTCAAGCGCAAATTACAGCAAATGATTCAGACATCGCGTCTGCATTCACGCAAATTGCGGGCAATGACTCGGACATCCTTTCTCTTGAAGGACGTATGGGCGCAGCAGAATCTGCTATCGAAGGTAACGACTCAGATATCCTTTCTCTTCAAGGACGTATGGGTGATGCTGAGTCAGCAATCCTCGGTAACGATTCTGACATCGCTGCTAACCTTGCTTCGATCACTTCTCTGCAAGGATTCACTGGCGAAGGTACTCCGCTTGATACAGTAGCACAAGATCTTGCTGCTGCAATCAACGAGATCCATGGTGAAGTTGATACTAACGATGCGCGCATCACTGGAAATGACTCTGACATCGCTGCGATGCAGACATTTGCTGGTTTCGGCACTGCTCTTACAACTGACGCCGCTGACCTTGCTGGTGCAGTTAACGAGTTGCAATCAGAAATCGTTTCTAACGACTCAGACATCCTTGATCTCCAAGGTCGTACTGCAGTCCTCGAAGCGCGTGACCACATCAAGTGCCACAACTCTACAGTTGCGGTTACTGCAGGTGTACCACGTTCAGTTGCTCACAACCTTGACCTCGCTTCTTCAGCGAACTTCGTTGTTAACGTTATGGATTCTGACAACTCTCAGATCTCTGTCGACATCGAAGCAGTTGATAAGGACACTTTGAACATCCGTTCATTGGTCGACCTTACCAACGTCAAAGTTACAGTTATGGGTAAGTAATTATCCTACACTGATTAAGGGGGGGCAATCCTCCCTTTATAATATGAAGAAAGGCGGAGGTTGACTCCGCCTTTTTTTTCGCCTATATATACTATGTGGTTTTTATTATTTCTATTTGGAGAAAATTATGAATATCGAACAAGCAGTACAAAACCCCATCGAAGATCCTGTTGTTGCTGAGGTTGGTGCAGATCCAATTGAAAACAACAACCCCATCGAAGATCTTCTGAACGCAATCGAAACTCAAGATTATACTTCAGCGGAGAGTCAGTTCAATGACTTAATCGGCGATCGCCTACAAGACACACTGGATCAGGCGAAAGTTCGTATCGCCTCAGGTATTTTTAACGGCGAAGAATCGGATGAAGAGTCTGAAGAAGTCGGTGAAGAAGAGGTCGATTACGATTTTACTGACGAAGAAGACTTCGATAACGCTGAGTAATAGTTAAAATTCTTTTTCGTATAAATAATTTGGTTACAAGTGAAAGTGATCTAAAATGATTGATTTCAAGCAATTAAGAGAAAAAAAGTTAAGGGGTATGCCTCCTGGCGAACATGTTTTTGACAAGCGCGTCAAGAACGTGAAAGTGATGATTCACAAAGACGCCAAGGGGTTTACTGTTTACATCGACGGTGACAAACTCGATACGTTTCGCTCGAAGCGTGAAGCGCAGAAAGCAGGTATGGAGTTTGCTAAAGAGTTAAGTAAATGAAACTAATTGCAGAATACCAAGAAAACGATATTCAATGTATCGTAGAGAAGAAAGAGAATGGCGAGAAGAACTTCATCATCGAAGGCATCTTCGCGCAAGCAGAACAAAAGAATAGAAATGGTCGTGTTTATCCTAAAGCAATTATGGAGAACGCGGTCAACAAATACGTCGAGGATCAAGTTAAAAAGAAGCGTGCCGTCGGGGAGTTAAATCACCCTGAGGGACCGACTGTGAACCTCGATAAAGTTTCGCATCTCATCACCGACCTCCGTTTTGAGGGAAATGATGTTATGGGAAAGGCACAAATATTGGATACACCAATGGGTCAGATTGTGAAAGGTCTTCTAGAAGGTGGCGTTCAACTAGGCGTGTCAACTCGTGGTATGGGTAGTCTTGAGCAGAAAAACGGCGTGATGTACGTTCGCGACGATTTTATTCTAAACACGGTAGATATTGTACAGGATCCATCAGCACCCGCTGCATTTGTCAACGGCATAATGGAAGGTGTTGAGTGGGTATGGAACAACGGTGTTATAGAACCTCAAGTCATTGAACAAATGGAGACAGAAATTAGTAATGCTCCGAAAAAGCATCTCTATGAGACGCAGGTTCGTGAGTACAAGAATTTCCTCTCGTTGCTCAAATCTAATTTTAAGGAGTAAAACATATGTCAGAAATAAACAATGTTGAGCTTCCTGCCGAGGAGAACAATCAAATCGAGGAAGCAAGTGCTCAGAAAATGCCAGTTGGTACTGAGGCAGATTCTATCGCGTCTGTAGATAAAACTGACGATGCTGTGAAGAAAGCGCCTTCACGTAAAGGTGATCAAACTAAGCAGGATCCGATGCCGAAAACAAAAGCAGGAATGATCAACGCAATGTATGCTACAATGTCTGGTATGAAAAAAGACCAACTCACTGCAGCATATAAGAAAATGCGTGAAGATCTTGATATGGAAGATTTTGAAGAATCAGATGCAGTTGAACTGCCTGAAACTTCATACGACTTCTCTGATGATCTAAACGCACTGGTTGAATCAGAACAAACTTTGTCCGATGAATTTAAAGCGAAAACTGCTGTTATTTTCGAAACCGCTATTCGTTCCAAGTTGACTGAAGAAGTCGAACGCTTGGAGGATGAATATCAATCACGTCTCGAAGAGGAACTGAACACTACTCGTTCTGACCTCGTAGAGAAGATTGATTCGTACCTCAACTACGTGGTTGAAAATTGGATGGAGGAGAACAAACTCGCTGTCGAGAATGGTCTCCGTACTGAAATCGCTGAAGGTTTCATGAACAATCTCCGTGAGTTGTTCGTTGAATCTTACATCGATGTTCCAGAATCCAAAGTAGATCTAGTTGACGAGTTGGCAGAGCAGGTTGAAGATCTCGAAGAGAAACTCAACGTCCAAACTGCTAATATGCTCGAAATGAACGAATCGCTTGAAGATTTCCAACGTCACACAATCATCCGTGAAGCGTCACGTGATTTGGCGGAAACTCAAGTAGAAAAATTAGCATCTCTTGTAGAATCTCTAGACTTCGAAGACGAAGAATCATTCGCTCAGAAAGTTAGGACTGTAAAAGAGTCTTACTTCAAGAAGAATGTAAAAGAGACTGAAGAGATTACAGAAGACTGGAGTACTGATGACCAACCAGTAGAAGTTAATGCTGTAATGTCACAGTACCTCAACGCAATTAAGAAAACCTCTAAGTAAGGAGTATCCAAAATGACAGTATCTTACGATAAGCTGGTCGAGAAGTGGAGTCCAGTTCTTGACGAAACTAGCGCGGGTGAAATCAAAGACGCTCACCGTCGTGCTGTAACTGCTGCAATTCTTGAGAACCAAGAAGTTGCATTCCGCGAGGAAGCACAACTCAATGAAGTTGCAGGTAACTCTAACGCATCAGTAACAGGTGCTGCTGATGGCGTAACAGGCGCAAACTGGAATCCAGTTTTGATCGCACTTGTACGTCGCGCAATGCCAAACCTGATGGCATATGACCTTGCTGGCGTTCAGCCAATGACAGGTCCAACTGGTCTGATCTTCGCAATGAAGTCACGCTACCAGACAACTAAGGGCGGCGCAACCGCTGGCGATGAGGCATTATTCCAAGAGCCAGTAGCACCATACTCAGGCGATTCTTCGAACTCTCAGACAACAGGACCATCTGGTCTTGCTGGTGTTCCAGATTCAGACGTCGCTTCAAACACTGGTCCAGATGGCGTTGGTACACCACCAGCATCACTGGGTTACCAGACTGCTGACGCAGAAGCACTTGGCACCCCTGGTGGCAATGATTTTGCTGAGATGGGTTTCACAATCGAGAAGTCAACTGTTACAGCACGTTCGCGCGCGTTGAAGGCAGAATACACTCTCGAACTTGCTCAGGACTTGAAGGCAATTCACGGTCTTGACGCTGAGACTGAGTTGGCAAACATTCTGTCAACAGAAATCCTCGCAGAAATCAACCGCGAAGTTATCCGCACAATCAACGCTCAAGCGAAGATCGGTTGTCGTCAATCTAACGTCACTAATCAGGGCGTATTTGACCTTTCAACTGACGCTGACGGTCGTTGGTCTGTTGAGAAGTTCAAGGGTCTGTTGGTTCAACTCGAGCGTGAAGCAAACGTTATCGCGAAAGAAACACGTCGCGGTAAGGGTAACATCGTAGTTTGTTCTTCTGATGTTGCTACTGCTCTTGTTGCTGCTGGTATGCTTGACTACACTCCAGCATTGTCAACTAACTTGCAAGTTGATGACACTGGTAACACGTTCGCTGGTGTATTGAACGGTCGTACACGCGTATACATCGATCCATATGCGGTCGCTGACTACGTGACAGTTGGTTATAAGGGTACTAACCCATATGACGCTGGTATGTTCTACTGCCCATACGTACCGCTGCAGATGGTACGTGCAGTTGGTGAGAATGACTTCCAACCACGTATCGGGTTTAAGACTCGTTATGGTATGGCGTCTAACCATAAAAATAAGAATCCTCACAAGGGATCGTTTTTTGGGGCACTTCGGTGCCCTTTTTTTTGCGTATAAATAACTTGTACTGATTATTGAGAGAACCAACCATGGCAAACTTTGAGTGCGGAACTAACTTCCTGCAACCAAATGGTTTCAAGATTGTTATAAATCGAGAGAACTATTCGAACCTCGAGTTTTTTGCGCAATCTGTACAACACCCCGATCTAAACATTGACACGTCAGAGGTGAACTTCCGGAAGGCAACTCCAATTCCATTTTCGGGTGAGTCGTTGCAGTTTGGACAGTTGACATTCGATGTGTTGATGGACGAAGACATGAATGTCTATCAAGAAATGTATCTGTGGTTTGAAGGCATGGTCGAATACAATCACCGTCTGAATATCACGCAAGAACCATTACCACCATCTTATCAGGATATCACTCTGTTCATACTCACCAGTTCGAATAATCCAAACCGAGCGTTTCGTTATGTGAACGCTACACCCATCAACATCGGAAATGTTAACTTCTCTTCTACCTCAACCGGAGAATATATTACTTTCCCAGTCACATTTAGATTTGACTATTTCACTCTTGCATAGTACAATATAGTCTATACAGTATTATTAGGAGCACTACATCATGAACCTAGAGCAGTTGCATGCCGAATGGAAATCTGACTCGCAAATTGAATTTAACAAACTGGACGTGAGTTCAGTAGAGACCCCAAAACTACATGCCAAGTATCTCGAGTTGCTTTCAACGTACAAACTCAAGTTGAAGGACGCGGAGTTCAAACAGAAAGAACTCATGAAGAATAAGTGGTTATGGTATAATGGCAAACTTGATCAACACGAGATTGAAAAACTAGGTTGGGACCCCGATCCATTTGACGGGTTGCGTATACTCAAGGGTGAGATGCAGCATTACGTCGAGGCAGACCCAGAGTTGGTTGCCAGCGAGGCGAAAATGGCATACCTAAATACTATGATAGAAACGTTGAAGGAGATCCTCGAAAGCATCAAGTGGCGGCACCAAACGATTCGTAATGCCCTTGAGTGGAAGAAGTTCGAAGCAGGATTTTAATGGAAATAATTAAACTGAGAATGAAAGATTATTCGATGCTGCAGATGATAGAGTGCGCGCCACACGTCGTCTCTGAGTTGTCAGAATATTTTACATTCGAGGTTCCTGGCGCTAAGTTTATGCCAGCAGTAAAAAAGAAGGTGTGGGACGGAAAGATCCGTATGTTCAACCGCACCAACGGCGAGATCAACGCAGGACTGTACTGGGCAATCAAGAAGTTTGCCATACAGCGTGGGTATGGTATCAAGGTTGAAGAGGGTCCATATGGATACCCGTATGATAAAAACTCCGTAAATCATATGAAAACAATGGAGTGGTTCGACACTCTAAACCTGCCGTTCAAACCTCGCGACTACCAATACGATGCTATAGCGCATGGCATTGAGAACAAAAGATGTATTCTCGTTTCCCCGACAGGTTCGGGTAAATCATTTATCATTTACCTGCTATCGCGCTGGTATTTGGAAAACCGCAATAAAAAAATTCTCCTTGTTGTTCCGACCACATCACTCGTAGAGCAGATGTACAAAGACTTCTCTGAGTACGGGTATGATGTAGAAACAAATTGTCACCGCATCTACTCAGGAAAAGATAAGGAAACGGAATGCCCGATTGTCATATCAACATGGCAGTCGATCTACAAATTACACCCTAACTGGTTTCATCAGTTCGGTTGTATCATTGGCGACGAAGTACATGGATTCAAGTCCAAGTCTCTGTCTTCGATTATGAATAAAGCGATCAATGCTGAATATCGTTTCGGCACAACGGGTACGTTAGATGGTACGCAGGTCCACAAATTAGTTCTTGAAGGACTGTTTGGACCTGTTAAGAAAGTCATCACGACGCACGAACTTCAAAAGAAAGAAGCGCTCGCGGAACTCGACATTGATATCATATTGTTAAAGTATGCCGAAGAGTTTTGTAGACCGACAGAGAATAGGAGTTACCAAGATGAAATCGATTTCCTCGTCACATATGAAAAGCGGAACAAGTTTATCGCAAACCTTGCAGTCAATCAAACTGGAAATACACTTGTTTTGTTTAACCTTGTGGATCGCCACGGCAAGGGTCTACGGGATTTAATTGAGTCGAGATTACAAAATGGACAACGACTCTTTTTCGTCTCAGGCGAAACAAAAACAACAGACCGCGAACAAATCCGGAATATTGTGGACAAGCAAAAGAATAGCATTATACTCGCTTCTCTGGGCACTTTCTCCACTGGTATTAATATCAAAAATCTGCATAACGTTATTTTTGCATCTCCATCAAAAAGTCAAATCCGAGTACTCCAATCGATAGGTCGGGGTCTTCGTTTGTCTGATGACGGTTCGGTGACTAAACTATATGACATCGCGGACGACCTTCACTGGAAGTCCAAGAAGAACTTTACGCTGCTGCATAGCGGTGAAAGAATTAAGATATATACTAAAGAGAAATTCCCCTATAAAATTACTCAGGTAGAAATTTAATGATGATGTACCCAGGAATTATGCAGTTTAAGATGACCAACGGCGAAGAAATAATTTGCCAAGTGATGGAATATCCTGAAGATGAAGGTACAGATTATGTGGTTAAGAATGCACTATCTATGATCACCAAGACTGTGGGAACATCACATACTAAGTACATGTTCAAACCTTGGTTCACTATGGCAGAAAGAGAAGATCAATTGATCTCTATTGCCAAAGATCATATAGTCGCTTGTGTTTCACCCAACACAACGTTGTATTCTGAGTATAGGAAAGCGCGAACAGAAATGCATTTAAATTCACGCGCTCGGGCCCAAACCGAAGAACAGATTGTTAACGATCAAAAAAATCAATATGCTAAAATGCATGATGAAATCATGGCATTAATTGATGAAATGGAAAAACAAACAGAAGAAGAATCTTTTAGTTTAGATGATTCAGATGGCGGTTCAAATATCATTAAGTTCCCAGGACCTGATTCAATTCATTAATATATTCTTTCCCCTGCGATTCAAGATCTATTCTACCTATATTTTCAGAAAAAGCAAGGGGTTGATTTTCATCTGTTTTTTTTGTATAATGTATGAAGTATTTGATGTAGAGGTATCTGTATGAAAGCGAAAGACAAACCGCATTATGTTAACAACGCTCAGTTCTCTGAGGCGGTGGTTGAGTATGTAAAGCACGCGCGCGAAGTAGAAAGTCAGGGTCTGGATAAACCTCAGATCAATGACTATATCGCTTCATGTTTTTTGAAGATCGCCGAGGGTCTGTCGCACAAAGCGAACTTTGTACGATACACTTATCGCGAAGAAATGATGATGGACGCAGTTGAGAACTGCTTGAAAGCAATTGACAACTATAACCTTGAGACTGCTACGCGAACAGGTAAACCGAATGCCTTTGCGTACTTTACACAGATCTCATGGTATGCATTCCTGCGCCGCATCGAGCGAGAGAAAAAACAGCAAGACATCAAGATGCGCTACCTCACTGAGAGTGGCATTGAAGATCTCATCTCCGAGGAGTCGCAGAATGATGATGCATTCCGCCAGACTCAGGCATTTGTAGATGAACTGCGTGGGCGTATTGACATAGTCAAGGAATCAGATAAAGTAGTGAAGGCATATGAAAAAGGTCAGCGGCAAAAGCGCAAACGCAAAGTCGACTCTGATCTCAGCGAGTTCATAGGAGAGGATGAAGAATATGGGGTGGATTAAATTCTTCTCTAAGGGTTTACGTTTGGCGTCTAAACCGAACGAAGATCCGAATCCCGAAAATCTAAACGTCGAAAATGCATACAAGACTAGGTGGGTTTGGTACCATACCATTCTTGCTTTAGAATTGTTTATGACAAATATTCTACTATTCATCATTGTTGTACAACTGGCTAATATATAATGAAGATTGCTATTCTTAACGATACCCATTGTGGTATTCGCAACTCATCCGAAATATTAATGGACTATCAGGAAAAATTCTATCGTGACGTTTTCTTCCCGCATCTTGAGCAGCACGGCATCAAAAAGATTCTGCACTTGGGCGATTATTACGATAATCGTAAGTTTATTAATTTCAAAGCACTCGAACACAATCGGAAGATCTTTCTGGAGAAGCTCCGAGAATTACAGATACACATGGACATCATACCAGGAAACCATGACGTATATTACAAGAACACAAATAATCTTAATGCTCTGAAAGAGTTGCTCGGGCATTATATGCAAGAAGTTCGCATCATTGAGAAACCAATGGTGGTGAATTATGACGGTCTAGACTTCGCATTGATTCCATGGATAAACCACGAAAACGAAGTGGAATCAATGCGCTTTTTATCTAAGTGCAAAGCGACGCATGTGGGAGCGCATCTAGAGATTGCAGGGTTCGAAATGCAAGCGGGTATACCTTGTACCGAGGGGATGCCTGCAAGCGTATTTGAGCGATTTGAGAGCGTTCTGACGGGACACTTTCATACCAAGTCTTCAAGCGGCAATATCCACTACCTTGGATCGCAAATGGAGTTCTTCTGGAATGATGCACACGATCCAAAATACTTCCATGTGTTTGACACTGACACGCGTGAACTGGAAGCAGTAGAGAATCCTGTACGTCTGTTCGAAAAGATTTATTATGACGATACGCGCGAAAAGTCAGACTATTATTACAATGCAGGTAAACTGCCTGACATCGATGAGAAGTTTGTCAAGCTAATTGTAGTCAATAAGTCCAACCCGAAACTCTTCGAAAAGTTTGTCGACCGTATCAACTCTCGCCGCATTCATGAGTTGAAGATTGCTGAGAACTTTGAGGAGTTCGTGGGATCGTCAGTCGAGGATGAGAAAGTTTCTCTTGACTCCACCGAAGATTTATTGTATAGTTATGTTGATGCTGTTGATACTCCGCTCGATAAAGACCGGATCAAAAACATGGTTCATGAACTAATGATTGAGGCGCAGACTCTAGAACTCGTATGATATTTTTTAAAATGCTACGGTACAAGAACTTTCTTAGTACTGGTGATTCGTTCACGCAAATTGACCTTAACAGAAACTCATCAACGCTGATCGTTGGGCAAAACGGTGCCGGTAAGTCCACCATGCTCGACGCGCTCTCGTTTGCTCTGTTCGGTAAGGCACACCGCAATGTCAACAAACCACAGTTGATCAACTCTATCAATCAAAAGAACTGCTTGGTTGAGGTTGAGTTCTCGGTCAACGGTTCAGACTATAAGATCGTTCGGGGCATTAAACCTGTGCGCTTTGAGATTTGGCGCGACGGCAACCTTGTGAATCAGGACTCGCACAATAAAGAGTACCAGAAAGTTCTTGAGCAGAATATTCTGAAACTGAATCACAAGTCATTCCACCAGATCGTTGTCCTCGGTTCGTCATCGTTCGTGCCATTTATGCAGTTACCCTCGCATATTCGCCGTGACGTGATTGAAGATCTGCTGGACATCAATGTATTCTCCAAGATGAACGGCATCCTCAAGGAGCGCCAGTCTGTCCTCAAGGAGCAGGTTCGAGCGAATATCGCTGACTTGGATGCAGTTGAGATGAAGGTTAAGACTCAGAAGCGATATGTCGAAAAACTTCACAATCTGAACCAAGAGGCGAAGTATGAGAAACTTAATGAGATCAAAGCACTTGAAGAAACCATTGAAGAACTTCGTGCCTCGCAGGAGAAAGCAGATCATGATAACCTCGACTCTCTCAAGTCTAAGTCATTAGATACGATTAAGAAGATATCTGAGGTTGAGAAGTATGATTATCAGTTCGGCGTGAAGCAGAAAGAACTGAACAAGGAAATTACATTTTATGAAAACAATACTACCTGCCCCACCTGCGATCAAGGTATCGACGAAGAATTTAAACAGAAAAGAGTCGACTCCTCCGCAAAGAAGTGGGATCAATTTGAAGAAGGTCGGCACCAAGCAGCAGCAAAGGTAAGAACGCTCAAGCGAACCCTTTCTGAACTTGAGGAAGAAATTGAGTCGTGTACCGCTGTCGTCGCTGAGATTGACCGTCGAAACATGCAAGTGAGCGAGTACCAGCGCAGGATTACTGAACTGCAGTCGCAACTTACTAAGTATGAGCAGGATACAGGCGACATCGAAACAGCAGAAAAAGAACTGAGTACATTGACTGAACAGAAGTATGAGGTCGTTGAGCAAAAATCTAACCTCGCCGACAGAACATCATACCATGTGGTGATCACTGAGATGCTGAAGGATACGGGCATCAAGACCAAGATCATCAAGCAGTACTTGCCCGTGATCAATAATCTCACCAACAAGTATCTACAGGTGCTGGACTTCTTCGTCTCGTTCCACCTCGACGATACGTTCAAAGAAACTATCAAGTCGCGTCACCGCGATGCGTTCTCGTATGACTCATTCTCAGAGGGTGAGAAGCAACGCATTGACTTGGCGCTACTATTTACATGGCGGCAGGTTGCCAAGATGAAGAACTCAGTCGCAACCAACCTGCTGATTCTTGATGAAACATTTGATTCAAGTATGGACGCCGACGGGGTTGACAACCTGACAAAAATATTAGATACTTTGGATGACGATACCAATGTATTCATCATATCTCATAAGGGTGAACTGCTCGATGGCAAGTTCGAATCTAAGATTGAGTTCGTCAAACGTAAAAACTTCAGTCAAGTGGCTTGATTTTTCGTTTATTTTTTTGCATAATAGATGTATTACTAACAAGGGTTAATGATTATGGAATTATCTGAAAACACATTGCAAGTTCTTCGTAACTTCGCATCCATCCACTCGAACATCGTTATTCAAGAGGGTAACATTCTTCGTACAGTATCTGAGGCGAAGACCGTTCTTGCTCGCTCTGAAGTAGACGTCGAGTTCCCCTCTTCGTTTGGAGTCTACGACCTAAGCGAGTTCCTCAGTGTACTCAATCTGGTCGACTCGCCTCGTATCGCGTTCGAAGAAAAGTTCCTGACTATTTCTGATGGTTCGGGTCGCTCAAGTGTCAAGTATTTTTACTCTGATCCCAATATGCTTACCACCTCTAACAAAGATGTTTCTATGCCTGACCCTGATGTTTCTTTCCGCTTGGATCAAGAAACTATGAGTCGAATCAAGCGTGCCGCATCTGTATTCGGTCACACTGAGGTTGCGGTAACGAAAGAGGATGGCGCGATTGTTCTAACTGTTTTGAACAACGAAGATCCAACCTCAAATACATTGAAGATTGCAGTTGACGGTAACTCTGATGCTGAAGACTTCAAGATGATCTTCAACATTAATAATCTCAAAATGATTGATGGCGACTATGACGTGTATCTCTCATCGAAACTAATTTCACACTTTGTGAACACAGAATCCAATGTCGAATATTGGGTAGCGCTACAGAAAACAAGTAAATTTTAAGGAGTAATTCATGAATACTGAAATGATCGACCTGGTAAACCGTGTCGCTCGCAGCACAGTTGCTGTGGTTGACACTGTTTCATCTCGCGGCGGTTTCCGCGGCGAGGAACTTTCGACTATCGGGCAGTTGCGTGATCACTGCATCAACCTGATTCAACAAGTCGAAGCAGCACAAAGCGAAGAAGAGGAAACAGAGGAGTAATCTATGGAACTCGCAATCGTTTTGCTGGTACTTTTGGCAGGTGTAATTTTTTACATCGTCCGTCCTGGGAGCAAGCATGTTGACCCCTCGACTCCTGTCAATCCAGCACCAGCAGCACCACCTGCACCGGAAGTCGCAGAACTTCCATCTGAGTCAGCGCTCATGCGTATGAAGAAGTCAGAACTTTTGTCACTTGCTACATCTCAAGGTGTCAACGTCCCGACTTCATCTACCAAGGCGGAAATTGTTTCTGAGTTGACTACTCAGTTAAAATAAGGTACAGTTAATATTGACCTTATCGCGAGGGTCTTATGACCCTCTTTTATTTTATATTATGGAGTTGTAATGAGTAACGATTTTCTGTGGGTTGAAAAGTATCGCCCCCGCACAGTTTCCGAGTGTATTCTCCCTGAGTCACTCAAGTCTACGTTTTCTGAGATTGTTGAAAACGAACAAGTCCCCAATATGCTTCTCACCGGCACCGCAGGTCTCGGTAAAACTACAGTCGCCCGAGCAATCTGTAACCAATTGAACCTTGACTATATTCTTATCAATGGTTCGGAGGAGGGTAATATTGACACTCTCCGTACCAAGATCAAACACTTCGCGTCCACCGTGTCACTCGAAGGTGATCTGAAGGTTGTCATCCTAGACGAGGCGGACTACCTAAACGCGCAGTCAACGCAACCTGCCCTTCGTGGATTCATCGAGGAGTTCTCTGATAACTGCCGGTTCATTATGACATGTAACTTTAAGAACCGTGTCATTGAACCACTACACTCACGGTGCAGTATCTATGAGTTCAATACCTCAAAGAAAGATATGCAAAAGTTATGCGCTGAGTTCTTTACCCGAACGATGTATGTCCTTGAGCAAGAAGGTATCGTCGTTGAGAGCAAAGATGAAATCGCCAATCTGATCATGCGTTATGCCCCTGATTGGCGGCGTGTCCTGAACGAACTACAGCGTTCATCCATCGGTGGTAAGTTGAACATCGCCATGCTTCAAAGCGCCAGCGATCAGTATGACGATCTGTTTGAGCACTTAAAGAACAAAGACTTTAAGAAGATGCGCAAGTGGGTGTCAGATAACATGGACGTTGATTCTTCTGTTATTTTCCGCAGCATTTATGACAGCATGTACGAAAAAGTTGAACCCTCTTCTATCCCACAGTTGGTTTTGTATCTTGCCGACTATCAATATAAGAACGCATTCGTTGCAGATCACGAACTAAATATTGTTGCATGTATGACAGAGATAATGGCGAACGTGGAATTTCAGTGATGGATTGGCAAAAACGCACCGCGCAGATGCTCGGTCGTTTCCAACCTTGGCACGACCGTCACACTCAGTTATTTAAATCGGCGCTTGAAGAAGTTGGTCAAGTAGTGATCATGTTAATTGAATCAGACGGTTCTGCGAATAACCCGCTATCAGTGGATCAGCGTGCCGCTTTCATTGTAGATGTATTGGAACGTGAGGGATATGCATACAAAGAGGATTATGAGATAATTCCTGTTCCCAACATTGTAAAGGTTTCGACAGGCAAACAAACTTATAAGATACGCCATCAAAGTATTGAGGATGAAGAATGAAGATTATAATTGCAGGGTATGGTCCAGTTGGGCAATCAATTGAGCACGTTCTGAGGCAGCACGCAGGTGTAGACCTCTACATTGACGACCCCTATAAAGGCGCAACGTTTCCGGAAGATCAGGCGCATACGGTTGATGGCGTTATCGTTTGCGTTGCAACTCCTGCATCACCTAACGGGGAAAGCGATACATCTAATGTTGCAGATGTGTTCGCAAAGTATGGTGACACCAAATACCTTATTAAGAGCGCAGTAATTCCTACATTTCTTGAAGACTACGACGATCTGGATATCACGGTATCTCCGGAGTTTCTTGCAAGTTCGAATGCTAACCGCGACCCTGTGCAAGAGTTTGCCAACCAAACCTTCGCTATATATGGCGGCGGTGCTATGAGGTTCTGGCATGAAATGTTCAAACCATTACTGCCTCACCTAGAAGATGTAAAGTTCTGCTCCCGTGATCAGGCAGCATTCGCAAAGTATGTTGAGAATACATTCCTTGCGATGAAGGTGACATTCTGGAATCAAATGTATCAAATCTACAACGACCTAGGATACAAAGATTTTGACGTGATGGTCGATGCGATTGGAATTGATCCTCGCATCGGGACGAGTCATTCTCAGGTTCCTGGTCCGGACGGTAAGTTTGGTTATGGCGGTCACTGTTTACCAAAAGATACAAACGCATTGTTGCAGATGTCGAATCAGAACACAGATACAGATTTTTTAGAGTCTATGATTCGCGCCAACAGTAAGAACCGATCAGATGAAATACCTGACGCTGATCACAGCAATTAGTATCGCCGCTGTTGCGGCATACTTCTCAATCATTGGATTGGCAAGTATTTTCTCCGGAGCGTTCATATCAGTTGTGGTTATGGCGAGTGTTCTGGAGATTGGTAAACTGGTAGCAGCGACATGGTTGCACCTAGAGTGGAAGAGTACAGGGGTGTTTACACGTATGTACTTGACGTTTGCTGTGATTATTCTCATGTTTATCACTTCGATGGGTATCTTTGGATATCTTTCGAAAGCGCACATGGAACAGTCTGTTAGTGATGGAGGCATTAATGAATTACAAATACAAAACATTGAACGGCGTATTGAAAATGAACGCCGAACTATTTCTGACGCAGAGACAGTTCTCTCTCAACTTGACGCATCGGTTCAAACACTCATCGATTTTGACAGGATCCGAGGAGATGACGGTGCGATTGCTGTGCGCGAGACTCAGAAAGAAGAAAGGCAGACTCTTAACGAAACGATCGATGAGTCGTACCAGACAATTGAAACATGGCAAACAGATCTATTCGACCTTAAACGCGACAGGTTGGCGTTGGAGATTGAAGTTGGACCGCTTAAATACATCTCGGAATTAATTTATGGTGCAAATGCTGAAAATTACTTTGACCAAGCGGTCAGATTAGTTATACTATTAATTGTGAGTGTATTCGATCCCTTGGCAGTCATTTTGCTGATAGTCTCAGTGAAAGCAATCAGAACTGCCCCTACAGAACCGAGGAGAGAAGAACTTTCTCCTTTAGTGAATGAAAACCAGATTATGGTGATGAAATGAACCCCTTTGATTATGTGAATGCGATTAACTTTACCAAAGAAGATCTGATGCAAACCGATCTCGACTCGAAAGCGTATAACTCTTTTTTGGTAAATCGGTCACTTTCTTACTTCCCAGACACTGTGATAGCGGCAAATATTATAAATAAGTATCACGGGTTGGACAACAAACTCCAATTCGACTTTTTAATAAATATTGTACGAAAGCGAAAAAGGTTTTCTAAATGGAACAAACCTGAGCTTGAAAGTGATTTGGAAGCGGTAAAAGAATATTATGGTTACAGCAATGAAAAGGCAAAGTATGCCTTGTCCCTCCTTTCAAAAGAACAGTTGAATACAATAAAAACAAGGATCTATAAAGGTGGAAGAAACTAAAATTTGGTCTCCGGCAGATATGCTAGAGATAACCCTCAACGAACCAGATGATTTTCTGAAGGTTCGTGAAACATTAACTCGTATCGGTGTGGCATCACGTAAAGAGAAAAAACTCTTTCAGTCATGTCACATCCTACACAAACAAGGGCGGTACTTTATCGTCCACTTCAAAGAATTATTTTTGCTTGACGGTAAGAAGTCTAACCTAGAACTCTCTGACCTACAGCGAAGGAATAGTATTGCTACATTATTGTCCGACTGGGGACTAATCCAGATTGTTGATAGTGAAATTGCGAAGGACTGTGCTCCTCTTCGACAAATCAAAATCATCGGATTTAAAGAAAAATCTGAGTGGGAACTCTGTCCAAAGTATAACATAGGTAACAGTAAATAGCAAAACCTTAAGGGAAAATGAGAAACGCCGACGAATTGATGAAAAAATTCCGAAGGCGATACCCTAACTGTCCACATCCCAGGTTTCAACCAAAGATATTTGATCGTTATTATCAAATGTTTTTACGCGAAGAGGGTTTGACAGCTAGGAAATCGAGAATCGATATTTGGGTATAATTGTTTAGGATGAAAATTTTATGAGAACTGATTTTTTACAAACACTACAAATGAAGTATCGGGCAGAGATGCTTGCTGCTAACACTAACATCAGAACGTACATTGAGAACCCTATGGGTATTGGCGAACATTCTGATCTGATTGAATCTGTAGATGTTGAAGTTCGTAAGTACAATGAAGCGAAGGAACTGCTAGCATCAGTTTCGACATTGATTGAATACTATAGGAAGAAAGAGGAAGCACAGAAACGCGCATTGGAACCAGTGGTGGCACCAGAACCTGAACCTGCCCCACAAGAACTTCCGCGCGTTTCTGAAGAAATGCCACCTGTTTCTGAATGATTGTATCGTCAGAAATTACCTAGTCTTCGGGTTGGGTAATTTTTCACGTTCCGGCATAACTGAAAGTTATGCATGTATAAATAAATATTGACGGCGCGGATTGTCCGGTCGTTTACACAACAAACCTTGCTTAATTTAAGGAGGAACCGTTATGGTATCTAAAGCATTTAGTTTTCCGCAGTCACACTTTATTGGTTTTGATCATATTTGGCGCGAGATAGAGCGTTTATCAGCAGTTTCGTCTGAAAACACTAAACTCTATCCTCCGCACAATGTAGTCAAGCACGATGATAGTACCTACTCAATCGAACTCGCTTTGGCAGGATATGACAAAGATGAGATCGACGTTGAGGTTCAAGAGGGTATTCTCGTTGTTAAGGGGTCTTTTGGAGGGACACCCGAACGCGAGTATATTCACAAAGGGATTTCATCCAAAAAGTTTACGAGAACATTTAGGTTATCAGAGCACGTTGTTGTTGATGGAGCAGACTTCGAAAATGGATTACTCGTCATTGATTTGAAAGTAGTCCTGCCAGAAGAGAAGCGTCCCCGTAAAATTTCCATTGGCAAATCAGAAAAAACCTAGGAGTAAACATGCACCGCGAAAGAGATATTCTCTACGTGAGTAGGGAAGAACGCGGTCGCTATTCTGAAGCAGTCATCAAACCAATGCTATTCACCGTATTATCGTTTGCATTGCCGATTGTTACAGTCTTTGCTACTGCGCTCTAATAACGACATGGGGGGTTGTCGCTAACTCCCCCCAACTTGCTTTTCCCTTCCTTTTTTTATATGATAGTTGAATGAAATTTTATACGAATGTATCACGACTCGGCAACAACATCCTCTACCGTGGATTCGAAAACGGCAAACGTATCGAAGAGCGAATCCCCTTTCAACCAGTTCTCTTTGTAGAATCTAAAAACTCCACCGGAAAATACCAGACACTTCATGGCGTCCCTGTTGAACCTGTGCAACTTGGTTCCATGCGCGAGGCGACAGAGTTCCTCGAAAGGTACAAGCACGTCGAAGGGTTTGGCGTCCACGGGCAGACCAATTACGTTTCTCAGTTTATCTCTAACCGATTCCCGCATGATGTCAAGTTTGATCAAGATCAGATGAATATTGCTACGATCGATATTGAGGTGGCATCTGATGCTGGGTTCCCTGAACCTGACGAGGCGGCACACCCTGTCATCGCCATTACTATCAAGAACAATCAGTCTGACACTTATTATGTCTGGGGTCTGTATGACTACGACACCTCCCTATCTGACAAGAACGTCAAGTATTATCACGCGAACAGTGAGGAAGCACTGTTGTTTAACTTCTTGGATTGGTGGGAGCGTAACTGCCCTGACGTCTTGACAGGTTGGAACTCGCGTCTGTTCGATATCCCCTATCTGGTCAATCGTATTAAAAACATTATGAACGATGAGACCACCAAAAAGTTCTCACCGTGGCGCGGCATACGCGCGCGTGACATCCCAACGCTGGGTGGCAGAAAACAGACTGTTTATGAGATTGAAGGCGTGTCGCAACTCGATTACCTTGATCTGTTTAAGAAGTTCACCCTGAATACCTTTGGACGGCAAGAGTCATATAAACTGGATCACATCGCTCACGTTATCCTCGGCGAGCGAAAGTTATCCTATGACGAGTATGGTTCGCTTCACTCTCTGTATAAGCATGACTTCCAGAAGTTCATTGACTATAACATCAAAGACGTTGAACTGGTGGATCGCCTCGACGAAAAGATTGGCATTATTTCTCTGGTGCTAACCATGGCATATTCTGCCAAGACTAATCTGTCTGACGCGCTGGGCACCACAAACATCTGGGACACTGTGATCTACAACGAACTGCTCCCAGATAATATTGTCATCCCACTCAAACCTTCTGTTGATCACGATGCCGGTAAGATCGTCGGCGGGTATGTGAAAGAACCGTTCGTCGGCGGTCACGAGTGGGTTGTTTCGTTTGACTTGAACTCGCTGTACCCTAACATCATTGTACAGTATAATATGTCACCCGAAACGATTGCTCCTGAGGGCACCAAGACTGCCAACGGTGTGAACTACCGTACCGATAAAGAGGGTATCATCCCTCGAGTTATTCGAAAGTTCTATGACAATCGTGTCAACATCAAGAATCAGATGCTTGCTAAGAAGCAGGAGTATGAGCAGTCACCGTCGCGTAAACTGGAGAACCAGATCGCTAACCTTGACAACCAGCAAATGGGTATCAAGATTCTAATGAACTCGCTCTATGGCGCGCTCGCTAATAAGTGGTTCCGCTACTTTGATCACCGTATCGCTGAGGGCGTCACCAAGTCTGGTCAGCGCGCTATTAAGTGTGCCGAGGCAGTCGTAAACCATGAGATGAATAAACTGCTAGGGACTACTGACGAGGACTATGTGCTCGCCATCGATACCGATTCAGTATACATCAACATGGCGCCACTGGTCGATAAGTTTGATCCGCCCAACCCTGTAAAGTTCCTGGATAAAATCTGCGAACAGCATTTCGAGAAGAAGTTGGAGGAAGGATACGATAAACTAGCAACCATGACTAACTCGTATGAGAATCGCATGATCATGAAGCGCGAGGCGATCGCTGACCGTGGTATCTGGGTTGCTAAGAAGCGATATATTCTGAACGTGCATAATAACGAGGGAGTACAGTATGCCACTCCTAAGTTAAAGATGATGGGTATTGAGGCAGTCAAGTCTAGCACGCCGCAAGTAGTACGCGATAAGTTTCAGGAAATTTTCAAGGTAATCGTGAACGGCACTGAGGAAGAAACGCAGGAGTTTATTCGCAACTTCAAGGCAGAGTTTAAACAACTTCCCGCCGAGGCGATCGCGTTCCCGCGTGGCGTGTCTGAACTTACCAAGTTCTCTGATCGAGAAGAGATCTACAAGAAGGCAACTCCTATACATGCGCGTGGATCTCTACTATACAATCGACAGTTACAAAACCTTGACCTAGAGCAGAAGTATGAACGCATACAAGATGGAGAGAAAGTCAAGTTCATCTATCTTAAGAAACCCAACCGCATCAGAGAAAACGTCATTGCTTTCCCCACAGTACTGCCCCCAGAATTTGGCTTGACTTCTTCGGTTGATTATGATACAATGTTTACTAAGACATTTTTAGATCCGCTCGAACCCATACTTGATGCAGTTGGGTGGGCGTCAGAACCACGTGCAACATTGGAAGATTTTTTTATATAATGTACTCGCTGACTATCTTTAAGAATCGGTACGATAACAAAACGCATAAGAGCATGAACTTTGAATCCTGGGATGAGTTCGTGTCTTTGCTGTACAAGTTATCTGAGAAACCAGAAACTAAGGCAACCGCGCCATTGATTAGTCCAGCAACCTATGAAGAAGGAACAACAAGGAGTAACAAAAATGTCAATATGTGGGGAAAGTGGGCTGCAGTTGATGTCGATGACATTGATATACCAGCAGATAAACTCGTGGAAATTCTTACTGAGCGTTTTGGTCATTGGGATTTCGTTTGCTATAGTACTGCGTCTTCTACCGTGGATCGACCGAAGTTCAGACTTGTATTCAACCTTATGGAGGTTGTACATAAAGATCAAATCTCCAAGTTCTGGTACGCACTTAATACCGAGCTCGATTCGATTGGAGACAAACAAACTAAAGACCTTAGCAGGATGTACTATGTCCCTGCAAAATACGATGGCGCTCACAATTTTATTTTCCATAATGCAGGTGATCCTGTCGATATTGATTATCTGGTTGTAAAGCATCCATATAAAGAGCGTGAAGGTAAGTCTTTCTTGGAACGTCTGCCTGAAGAGATGCAACGAGCGGTCATCGAGCATCGCAAACAATCGCTCAATAATACAAGTATTACGTGGACAAGTTATACTGACTGCCCGTTTTTCCCCAAGAAACTTGCCATGGAATACCAAACGATTACCAGCACAGGTTGGTATCATAAAATGTTTCAGATCATGGTCGCTATCGCAGGCAATGCTGTGAAGCGCGAGTACCCTATAACGGCGAAAGAAATAGCGAAACTGTGCTCTGAATTTGACAAAGACAATGGAAATTGGTATGATAATAGACCATTGGAACTTGAAGCGGATTCCGCTCTTGAATATATTTACCGGAATGGTTAGGAGAAACTATGTCTATAATGGCAAAACTTAAGAAGAACTCAAAAGTCTCGGGCACTTCGGTGCTCAGTCAGTCAGAGTTTTTTAATGAAAAAGAAATCACCACGATCGATGTACCGATGCTCAACGTTGCGCTGTCTGGTCGCGTTGACGGTGGACTCACGAGCGGACTCACCGTTCTTGCCGGTCCATCTAAGCATTTTAAAACATCATTCGCGTTGAAGATGGCAGGGGCATTCCTGGATGCTAACCCCGAAGCAGTCATGCTGTTCTATGACTCTGAGTTCGGTTCACCCCAGTCATACTTCACCAACTTCGGTATTGACACGGATCGCGTACTACACACACCTGTCATGAATGTCGAAGAACTGAAGTTTGATCTGATCGGTCAACTTGAAAACCTTGACAAAAACGACAAGGTAATCATTGTGATTGACTCGGTGGGCAACCTAGCATCAAAGAAAGAACTTGAAGATGCGATCAATGAGAAGTCAGTTGCTGATATGTCACGTGCCAAAGCACTGAAAGGTCTGTTCCGTATGACTACGCCATACCTGACAATGAAGAGCATCCCATTGATTGCAATTAATCACACGTACAAAGAAATTGGTTTGTTCCCGAAAGATATCGTCTCGGGCGGCACGGGTATCTATTACTCTGCTGATAACATCTGGATTCTTGGTCGACGTCAAAACAAAACTGGAACGGAGGTTAC